AGTAGCATCAGCATCAGCAGCATCAGCAGCAGCATCAGCATCAGCAGCATCAGCAGCAGCAGCATCAGCAGCAGCAGCAGCAGCAGCAGCAGTAGCATCAGCATCAGAAGCAGCAGCAGCAGCAGAAGCAGCAGCAGCATCAGCAGCAGCAGCATCAGCAGCAGCATCAGCAGCAGCATCAGCATCAGCAGCATCAGCAGCAGCATCAGCATCAGCAGCATCAGCAGCATCAGCATCAGCAGCATCAGCAGCAGCAGTAGCAGCAGCAGTATCAGCAGCAGCAGCAGCAGCAGCAGCAGTAGCATCAGCATCAGAAGCAGCAGCAGCAGCAGAAGCAGCAGCAGCATCAGCAGCAGCAGCAGCACGGCATCGAACAACGCGGACTGCCGTTGGAAGTTGCTTGCCTCGCATCCACGGCGTCAGCGCCTCACGCCACGCGTTGACGTGCCCAATTATCGTTTCGTCCGCGACCTCACCGGTCGGATGGAACCACGGAATAGACGCCCAAGTCGTAATCGACTCACGAACTTCCGCGACCCGCTCGGCAACGTCTGCACCGAAAATGTCGGCTAGGAAAATCTCACGCCCCGGCGTGAATCGGCGCACGCGCATCTTGGACTTGTCGCGCTCGATTATGTCGGCGACGGCTACGGAGCCCTCGAACCACCGATATGGCCGATGCTCTCTTTGGCCGAACTGGATCGTCAGCCGTGCCGTCGGAGATACGTGCAGCCCGTGCCCGCACACTTCTCCGGTTGGTGGCTCGGCGTTCAGGCACTCGACGGACCCGCCAGCGGCGAGCGCGGCGGCGTAGTCGATGGAGTCTGTCCGAAAATCCTTACCGTTTGGACGGGTCATCTTGAAGGCAACCTCGGTTTTCGCCTTTCGTGTCATGTCGTGTTTCCTATTAGGGGATGATGTTCATGTTACGCCCACTTCTTCGGCCTGCCGCCCTTGCCGTTCGCTCGCAGCGAATCCTTCAGCGCGTCCACTTCCGCCGTCACAAAATACTGCAACCCATCATCACCGGTCAGCACGGTCAACGATCCGTCCTTGATGTAGGAGTAGATCGTCGGCCGCGACCGTTTCAATCGGCCCATCACCTTGGCTATCGTCATTCGTTCATTCATTTTCGCCTCCACTGGAGATAATACGCATGGACGATATGTTTTGTCAACAGTTATTTTGTTAGTTTTGTCGTCATTTTGTCACAAGTATTGTCAGAGCACACGGTTAAGCGCAAAAAAAAGCCACGCCGAAAACAATTCGGCGTGGGTCGCGAAACAGGGGAGATTGAAAGCTGGTCAAAGAGAATCAGGGACCGACGACCGGCAGCGAATGCGTGACGGTGAACGAGCCGGGAGGCGCCGGCGGCGGCGCGGGCGTGAGAGTCACGGTGTCGGTCTGCGTGACGACGGTCGCGGCCGGATCAGGGAAGGTTGCCACGATGGTCACGACGATCGCACCGGGCGCGAGGAAGTGTTCCCCGTAGGTAAGACCGACGGGAGGATCGAGAGCCAGAGCCGCGGGAGTGGCCGACGTGCTGGTGATGGTCGGCGGAGCGCCTGTGTACGGGGTGTTGTCGTTGTTGAGAAAACCGCCGATGGTCACGGTGTCCTGAAAGCCGACCTGACCGCCGCCGGACTTCATCACACGAGCGATGCCAAACTTGCCTGGAACCTTTGCCATTTCTGGAACTCCTTGAGATATTGGCTCGCTGTGCGTCTCCGTAAACGAGCCGGGTCTTGAACAAATGCAAACTGCAATCTTGCTGAGCGTAGTGTCGATCCGCGCGAGCGAGAGCGCGATGCTGTGCAGGTCGCCGTCGCGCGTGTCCGGCAGGAACTGCCGCAACAGGGCGGCGTTCGCTTCTGGTCCGTCTGCCGTGTTGAAGGTCACGATCATCGCGCTTGCTCCGCTCGGATGCTTCTGAGGGCATTGTACGGAATCGATCCGGTTCAGTCGCCCACGCCGGTCGGGGAGTGGTTCACGAATGGGGCTTGCCGGTTTCGGCCAGTCGGTGTAGATTGGGGTTGCAAGAGAAAGAGCCATCGATTCCCGATCAAAGAAAACGATGGCTCAAAAAACACGACATGACAGTATTCTAGCACTTCACTAGTTCACGTCAATCGTGCAATCCCTTGCCATATAGCTCCAGGACGAGCATTCCCACGCATGCGGGTGTTCCGTGAAGGGACGGCATGCGGCCGGCGCAGGGGCACTACGGCTCGACAGGTGGCCCATCTCAAGCAATGTTCGTACAGAGCTGCTGACCCGGATGGAAGTGTCCGGGAGGGTGGCACGGCCGCTTTCGAGCGGTCCCATGCGTTCCCACGGTAGGATGGCAGGTGCCGGGGTGAGCATGGCAGTGCAAAGGGGGTCAACGTGCTGGACACTGGCAAAATAATGCAGCACGGAAGGCGGATACCACACTCAACGGTGAGATTCGCTTTTACCCGTTCAAAATGACGCATTTTGCGTTGTTTTGTACGGGGAAAGTGCGTTTCCAGCCTAACAATGAGATTGTGAAAACATGGCTGACAAATGGTCAGGGGACGCATGGGGCCGGTTCCTGGGGCTGGTCTAGCCCATTTTACGCAACCGGCGCGCCAACGAAAAAGGGCCGGTCCCTCAGGACCGGCCCCACGGCTCAGCGGAGTCTCACCGCCGATCGGTCTGGCCGGGATTGGGTAAGACTATCGGCCGAAGGAACATGGCCGCCCGGCAGACCCACCCGGAACGATTACCGGCACCCGCGCCGCACGCGCTGAAACAGCCGGGGCCGCGACTGCACGCGCGAGAACACCGCAGGCCGCGCAGCTCGCGGGGCAGCCTGGGGCACCGCGCAGTTCCCGCCAGCGCACTGGACGGGCGATAGTGCCGACATCGCGCTGGTCAGCACGGCCGCGCAATCGCATACGTCGCCGCACCGACACACGCCGGTTTGCAGGCAGTCGCACGAGGCTTTCGTCGTCTGCTGCGCGTGAGCGGCGCTGGCTGCAAACAGGGCCACGGCCAGAATGATGGGAATCTTACGCATTGTCACTCCTTTGGTTGGGACGAAACAGGAACAGGCCGAAATCGCAAGCACCCGCAGGCTTGCGAGCAATGTGTCGACGGATCACGACCGGCCATCGTTGTGTGCCCTTTGTGGGCAGCTTCGTGGTGTCCGCACACGCAATAGCTCGAAAAATAGGTGAAGTTGCCGCGAGAATCGCACTCGGCAATCTTCCGGCCTACTCGCTTGCCGTCGCTACTCATGGCGAGAATGGATCGGATCATTGGACCTCCTTTAAGTGGGGAAACTCGGAACAGAGCCCGTAGTTGGAATCGAACCAACGCCCTGCCGATTACAAATCGGCCGCTCTCCCAATTTGATCTACACGGGCTTATTGCGGTAGAAATGGACCACCTCCCTCCTTGTCGCTAAAACCCAAAAACCAACGCGAGCAGGCGGGCCTTCTGGCCGGCGATTTTTGCGGGGCCGGCTACCCAGCCGTACATCCAACCCCCGCCCCTGACTCATGCGTCCCAGGGCCAATCCGTTGACCGCTCGCGTGGCCTCACACCCCACACGTCGCCCCGAGCGGCTGCTTCGGGTCCAGCGTGTGCAGGTAGGTCGCCAGTGCGTGCCGGCACGCGATGCTATTCGCCACCGAGGTGCCGCTGTTGATCGGCACCTCGGCATCGACGTGGGCGTAGCCGTACCACGACGGCGGCTCATTGGGTATCCAGTCGGGCAGGTTGCAGATGCGATAGGTGTTGTGCACCATCGCATCGTAAACGCCCGCAAACACTTTGTCGCCGACGCGTGGGCTGGCGAACGTGTAGACCAGCGCCGGCGGCGCGCTCGCCGCATTGACGGCCAGGTCCAGTGCCAGCATCGTTGCAACAGCAGCCCCGAGCGAGTGACCGGTGATGCGCAGCGACGTGATGAGCGGATCGGCGAGCAACACGCGAAGGCGATCGACCGCCCGCATATCTGTCTCCCCTTTGCCGATCCGCAGCGTGCCGTACAGTGCCGTAAAGCCACGCTCCGTGCTACCCGCTTTGGCGTATGGGAAGTCGTTGAAGAAAAACACCACGTCGCGGGCGATCTCGGCCGCGTTTTTGGTGCCTCGCAACGCCACGGTAATGTCGTTGCCGAGCCGGGCGATGAAGCCGCACACGCTGGGCTCGTCGTCCAGCACTTCGGCCCAATAGAGATTCTCAACGACCGTGTAGCCGGGCGAGAAGATCAACGCCGGGTCACCGCCCACGTACAGCGAGTAAGCGGCTTGGGTGAAGGCGCCAAGATCCAGGGCGACGCTCAAGTCGAAGGCCATGTCGTCTCCCGGCTTTTGATGAAGTCCCATTCCTTTATGAAATCCTTGGCATCTTCAAACGGCAATTCTTTCCATGCGATCTCACGCAGCCTGTCGAGCGTCAGCTTCTCGCAGAGCGTCCGCTTGCACAGGTCACGCAACAAGGCTTCGGTGGCTGGGTTCATCGAGGTTTGTAATGCCAGAAGTAGCCGACCGCTACAGTGCATAGGCGTCCGTCTGGACTGATCGCCGTCCAGATGGTGTCTACCACTCGCTTGCTTCAGCCAAGGCAGTCCTTGGCGTCGTCATCCCTGCGGCTGTAGTGTTTCTTGCCAGTGTTTTCGACCAGGGTATAAGCGTCCTTGCCTCCCCCATATCGGTTGAAAACCTTGTCGCCTGGCCGATACCAGCCCATCAGCATGCGGAAGTAGTCGAACATTATCCAAGAGCCTCCACGACGACCGGCGTCCAGCCTGCACCGTCGTAGACCTGCTGGCTCGCCTGCACGAGCCCGCTCTCGACGGCAAGCAGGACGTTCTTGCCCTTTTGGTACTGCGCCTCGATCTGCAAAAGCGTGCCGGTCAAGCCTTTGGTTGTGCCGTCCGCAAGCGTTATCAGGGTGTAACTGTAAGGCGTGGCTTTGAGTCCCATGATCGTTCTCCTTGGTTGATGGTTACTTAGTCGTGCTCCACACTTCTTGCCACATCATCTGGGCGGACACTACGAAAAACTCTTTGGTCAGAGCCCACAACTCCGGAAATCAGTCCACTCAATTACCTGACGGAGCGGGACGGATACCATGTTGGACCTCGATTCTCTCGCGTGTCACAGCCTGACACCATGATTCATCGCGTCCGATAAACGGTGCTCCAAGAGGACGCCACCGTTCGAGCGCTGCACGGCTTACATGTTCGATCAATCGCTCGCTGTCCGTGCAGGAAATAATATCGTACTGAATCAATGGTTACCTCTGGTTCGCTGCAATCGCGGCCTGAATCTCGGCGAGTGAAAGCCGGCCGTCCTTGTTGGTGTCCAGCGCCTCCATGATGCCCGATGCCCAAAAGTGGCGCGTGAATCGGTTGCCGATATTGGCGTCTGTGAGCAGTTGTGTGAGCCCCGCCGAGTCGATCAACCCGTCCGGCCCGGCGTAGTGGGCGAACGCCGCGCTATAGTCGCCGTTGTAGGGCGGCGCGTTGACGAGCGCGGTTAGCTGAGTGGTCAGTTCCTGAATCTCGGCCGGCGTCGGGTCGGCCATCGCTGTCATGTCTGCCAGCATGTCCGGGCCGCCTGGCGCTGGCGTGAACAGCATCAGCAGCGTGGCGAAGATGCTCAGCACCGTTGCCACACGCTCCAGCACGGTCCAAAAATAAGACCAGTCGGTCGCCGGCGCCGCGTCGCCGTAGCGCCCGCGCGTCTCCCGTTCGGCCCTGGCAATCACTCGCGCCGACCGTGGCGACGTCGGATCGTCCAGCGCTCGCAGCACCATGCGGCCGTGAAGCGTGCCGGCGTAGGCCGGGTTGGCCGTGAGTGCGGCTCGGAATGATGTTGCGAAGTCCATGATGATCTCCTTTGATTACGGTACTGGCGGCGTCGGCGGAACAGGCGTCGGCACCACAACGCCGAACACGTTCATCAGGTCCGTGAGCACCGTTTGCAGGCTGCCGCCATTGGCCGTGAAGAACGTCAGCACGCTCTGCAACGACCCTCCGTTGGCGGCGAAGAACGTCGCAATCTGGGGCAGCATGGTCGCGTACTTGGAGAAGAACGCAAACAAAGCGGTAGGCGAGAATCCGGGTATCGCCTTCACCGATGCGACCAGGGCCTCCATCTTGGCCAGGTGCTGCGGTGGGCACCCCATCGCTATCAGGTGAGGGGTTGCTGGGGTTGGCATGGTTTCTCCTTTATCTTGACTGTGCCTTCACATCAACCTATCGATCGCGGCGGCGAGGATGTTCACAGCCGCTTCGAGCTTGGCCCGAATGTTGTTTGTCGAGTCGATCGGCGAGGATCGCACATCACCACCGGGCAGCACGAGTAAATTGTCATTATCTTCGGTGTGGATGGTTACATCGATGATCGTCACAATTTCTCCTTTATGATCTTGATCGCGTCTTCCCTGCCCTGCCTCATTCGTTTCAACCCTGCCCGTAAGTTGGCGTAGGCATCGACCGTGTACTCAACGTCGTTCTCGTCCTTGAATTTCAAGCTGGCCTCTTGCTGCGGCAGTTCCCCTATGAACTTGGCGATCAGCCCCTTGACGAACTCCTTGCAGCCGTCGTCGATGGCCGCCAACTCGTCCGCTTCGGTCATGCTACTCTCCCGACCGGGAGCCCTCACTTACCGTCAGCAGCTTGCGGCCGGGGCCGCGAAGCAGAGAAAGGGACCGCCGCGGGCTGGCTCACCGCCTTCGGTCGCATGCTGGCCGCTATCCTCGCATCGCTGGCGTAGACCGGCAGAACGGCTCGCTCCACGAGCCAACCGCTGCCGTCCGGTACGCTGACGACGATGCACGGCGACGTGTAGCCCGTCAGCGAGTCGGCCACGCACGCGGTCGCTCCGTCAATGCGCCGACCCGGACAGCCGACGAACGTCACGAGCGGCAGGTTGGTCTTCGCTGCCCACGGTGCGGCCATAAAGTACGGGTAGGTGATGCCCGATGGCACAACCCGGATCGGCGGAGCCTGCGGGGGCGGCGGCGCTTGCGGGACCTGGCCAATCATCAGAAGCAGAAACATTGCGTTCATCGAAATACCCTCCGTGTGCCTAGTTATTATTTTGCCAGTTGTTCTGACAGTCTATCGCACATCGCAGAATCGTGGCCACGTCCAGCATCGGGATCGCATCACTAGCGGCGAGCTGCTTTAAGAAATCCCGACACAGCTTCTCTGCATCTTTGTTGCCAAGAAGCATAGACTGGATCAGGTTTTCACAAATATCAGTTTGCTGGCTCATGAACTCACCCGCGTCGCGATCAAAGCAACCAGCCCATCGCCGGACGCACCAGAATCCTTCGACGGGAGTATGCCCATGCCGGGTTCGCTTGTTCCCGGACCAGTCCAATCGTCAGCCCACGAGTTCCATATCTGGTGCTTGAACCTGCTTCCGTTCGGTCCCCAGGAGATCAGCCGGCAAGAGCAGATGCTGTGTGACCATTGGTTACTGTCGAAAACTACCGGGATGTCATTGCACAGGCACGTTGCGTGGGCGCGGTCGTTGTTCGGTTCGATGTCCGCCCAGACGCCGGTCGGCTTGTAGAGGGCTGCTTCGGCCCGCATCGCGGCGTTGTCGTTGCTGCGGCTCATCGACTGCTGCGGCCACGTCTTCGAGGTGGGGCATCCGTTGGCGACTTGCCAGTTAACGCTCTCGGCACCGAACCCACCCTCATCCTGGTATCCCTTGATGATGCAGGCGATGGCGTAGGCACTCAAGTCCTCGTAGGGTTGGTTGTCGCGGGCGCGGATCAGCAGGTTCGCCGACACGCTGCTGTGTGCCCAGCAGAAGCCCTTCCCGTTCTGGTCGCGGCTCGGGACCATCGCTCCGAACATGCCGACCATCCGCAGGTCGGACAGCCAGGAATGGTCGGCGTTCTTCCGCAGGATCGCCGCCTCAATGTCCGCGTCGCTCATCAAAGGCAACGCGGTCAGGGGCGGGATGCTGGCGTAGTGGCCGATGGGGTGCGTGGTGTAGTTGCGCGGTTTCAGTCCGTATGCGACCGTTGGAATCGGCATTACATACCTCCCACTTTCTGCAAAATTGCCATCGCCGCGTCAGCGTCCGCCGGGATCGGCCCATCAAATCCTGTCTTGCCGTCGCTCACCACCATGAAAGACTTCTGGCCAGGGTGCCGTTGGATCACGTCGCCGATCCACTTCGGAGCGGCCGACACGTCCAGGCCAGCTTCGATTATCCAGAAGTCTTTCGTTTGCCCGTCACTGCCCACCACCGACTTGGCCCGCAGGTAGTCCCTCACCCGCTTGCCGAACACAATGCCCTGCTGGTCCGCAGTGAGCGTCGCTGGGTCGAACTGAATCAGGGTGCGAAAGCCCGACAGCGGTATCGGGGCGGGCGCAGGCGGCGGGTCTGGCGGTTTCGGTGGTATCGGTGGATCTGGCGGCGGGATAGGTGCCGTGTTGGTGGTGATGAGCTGCCTGACCACTGCGCCGTCGGCAACGCCCGTTTTCGGCACCCACAAGGCTTCGATGGTTCCCGATCCAATGGCCTCGACACACCAGATAAATGGGTCCGAATAAGTCTTGGTTTCCCGCTTCCCGCTCCCGTCCACGAACTTGCTCAGCGCGAACGTCACCGGACCTTTCAGCGGCGTCACTCGGAAAATATCGGTTGCTGCTTTTCCAGCATCGGTGGTACTGAGCAACAGCAGGCAGTCGGCCTTCGAGCTGGCCACGTACAGCACGTCGGCCGCCAGCACGACGGGGCCGGCAGCGGGCGCAGGAACCGGCTTGGGGCCGGGCGGCGGCGCTGGCATGGGCAGCACCGGAAGTGTCACGGCCGGAGCTGGTGGCGGCGGCGGGTCGTACCCGTAGCACGGGGCAGCGAGCAAGAGCAGAATCAGTGCGGCCACCACCTTGCATATCGGATGCGCGTGGACCTTGCAGCATTTTCGGCAGAGAACTTGAGTCTTTGGCATTTGCTTTTTCCGTTGAAAATCGGCCATTGCCGCTTTCTGTTTCCGGTTCCATGTACTCATTGTTTCAGTCCCTCTTTCCAAGTTTTCCGAGCAACAGCCACGCCACCACGCCGGCTAGGATTCCAATCGCGATGTGCCAGCATTCGATTGGGAGCGTCATGGAGAAAACACCGGACCAGGCCGGCCCGCAAAACTGGCAATGAACACGATCAGCATGATGATGATTACCGCGCCCACCACGAGTCCGATGGCGCGCCAGAACCACGGCGGCGGATTCCAACCCGCGTACTGGCAGTAGAGCAGTACGAGCCCCGCGATGCAGACGAATATCACCACCCAGATCGCAAAGTCGGCGATGGGGTTGGCAGTCCAGAAGGCAAACAGGGTTGCGAGCATCACGTTGCACCTCCTACATGTTTCACTTCGACGCTGCGCCATGTGCCGATCCAAGATTGAGTCATCGCGCATGCCTGGATAATCGGAACCTTGCTCTCCACGAGCCGGCCATAGAACCTCAGCACGTCGTCGGCTTGGCGGTCAACCACGGCCAGGCGGCGCGTTTCGTATCCTTTCGGGTCCGTGGCCATCGCGTGCCGTTTCTCGGTTTCATCAGGTTTCTTCTTCATGTCTGCCTTCGGCTGGCGATCCGCCATGAGGTTTGAGCTTCCGTGAGGCATCCTACTTGTCCTTTGCTGGTATCTTCGACTCCAGTCCCTTGATCGCCGCCGCGTTAGCGTCCTGGGTGCGGACGACGTCGGCGTGGTTTTGCTGTTGTTTGGCGTCGATCTCCAGTTGCCATGCGTGCAGGTACGACGTGGCAAACCCTATGGCCGTCATCAGTAATCCAAACATCGCTCCGATAAGGAGCGTCTGCATGGAGTTCGTGAGCCACGACTGCGGCGTGACGATCACCGGGACGGGAGCTTGGCCCGGCGTGTTGATGGTGGACTGTCCGATTGTAGGGTCCATGATATGTGCTCCTAAAGGTGCCTCGTCATGAGCGCCACGGCAACTGCAACTGCTACTCCAATGGCCGCCACCACAAGTCCGAGAACTCCGATAACCGCAGTAACGAGAATCGGAATTAACCACTGCGTACCCTTGGTGCTCTCGCTGCGCTGTTCATCCCGGCCACCTGTCTGATACCTGTTCATTTCTAATGGAGTGATCCGCTTCTCAAGAGCATCGTACTTGGCAGAGTTTTGCGCTGCGATAGTTTCAGCCGTTGTCGCAACTTGGGATCGCATAGCAGCGGCAGAAGCCTCCACTGTCACCGCCAAAGTCTTTGCCGAACTTTCAACCCGCTCAGCCAGTGCCGTTGCCGTCGCTTCCGTTCGTGTGGTTGCCAGCGTCACGTTTTGTGCGGCAGCCATCATCAAAGCATTAATGCGAATCTGTTCGCTCTCCAATCGGCCGTCGATTCTCCTCGACTCGGCAGCGGAGAGATCGTTGTGGGCCTTGAGCTGGACAGCGTGACACTCCTTGCTGCACTTCTCCCGCATTTCGTCGAGCTTGTCGAGCCACGCGAAGGACGCGTCCCGACGCACTATCTCGGCGTTGTGCAGATTGTCGATGCGTCTGATTTCCGATTCGTGCAATCTCCTATCTGCGTCCCGAAGTTCGGAACTGTGCCTGACTTCCGCCGAGATAAGCAGGAGGACATTGGGGCTTGGCTCGGGCGGGTTCGCCTGGGTGACCTTATCTGGCTGGTTTGTCGGCATGCCTTATCCGATCCAGTGCCATCGTTCCGGCGCGGCGGCCAGGTTTATCGTGGGGGGACAACCCGGCGATCCGCTGTGGGTAAGGGGATGCCGCCCGGAACGATGGCTCAACGTTTTATTGTATCGGTTTTTAGCGGCTGCGGCGGCTGAGATTCGCACGCAATGCACACGTCGAATGTCGCCTGCTTGTCCGCTGTTCCGGTGGTGGTGAATCGCCAGCATGTGTGACATTCCGGGCAAACGAAGGTGCTTTCGGTGGTGGGCATAGGCAACAGTAGCTGGGTGAGGTAGCGGAGCATGGGAGAAAGCCCCCTGCCGCTATTCTAGCGTTTTGCCAGCAATTCCGTAGTCGAGTACCCAGGCAAGCGTTCGACGAAGATGACGCGGCTGGCGAACTGGCTGCCCGTGATCGTCTTGTCGCGGTAGTCGGATCCCTTGACCATCACGTTCGGTCGCGCGTTCTCCGCGATAATCGCTAACTCTTGCTCGTTGCTGAACGCGACAACCCGGTGAACGTGCGGCAATGCCCGCAATCTTGCCATCCGCTCGGCGAGCGGTACGACGGGGCGCCCATCTCCCTTCAATCGGCGCACGCTGGCATCCGAGTTGACGGCCACGAGAATCTTGCCGTAATGCCACGCCCTCCCGAGCAAGTAGTTGTGCCCGTGGTGCAGATATGGACCATCGAAGCAGCCGTTGACCATCGCGATCGGTTCTCCGGGCGCCATGAGCGATTTGATCGTCGCCGCCGTCTGTTCTGGCGAAACGTTGTCGGTGGCGATTTCTTCGTAGATCGCGGGCGGCCCGGCCGATTTCTTGCGAATTGCCAGGTATTCGTCGAGTCCTTCCCTGTTTCGGATGTGAAAGCCGGCTTTCCGGGCCCGCATGTCGCGGGTTTCAACCCGCTTCGCCAGCGTCTCGTATTCCGCCGTCAGCGTGACGCAATGGAAGCGGTATTTCGTGTGCTGGACGACTTGCTGGCGGACCGATTCGACCGATTGCCAGTCGGATGCCGGGCGAACGAAGATGATGTTCTTGCTGTTGGCCAGCATGTGTTCGATCACGTCGCCGACGATCTTGTTCGTCAGTTCCGGCACGTCTCGGATGTGCTGGCCGAGGGCCACGCAAATCCTGTCGAGATCGTGGAACCAGAACAGCGACCAACCCAGGTCACGCTGGAGCAAGCGGCCAACCGTAATCTTGCCAGAGCCGGGGCAGCCGCGAAGGAACAGGAAGTTTGGCATGTCAACCTCGATTGCGTGCCCGGTTATGGTGCCGCACCAACGGTGCGCCGCCAGCCCACTCATTGTAGGTACGCTCGTATTCGGGGAACGGTGCAAACGTGGATGGGGCCGCATACCGGCATGGCAGCGTCAGCACATCGTCGGCGTGTTCGCTCCAGTCAAGTACCATGCCATACTCGTCGTAGGTCTCGCCGGCCGCATCCATCCATTGTAAACGGTCAAGATGGGCCATCATCGCCGCAACGGTGCCGCCGTGCAAACATCCCTGCCATGAACCTGGTTTGGTCTTCCAGGTGATGCGATCGCGTAGGCGTTGCGGCATGAATGTGCGCACGTCATTGCTGCCAAAATGCTTCACCACTGTCATGGGCTTGCCGGTCAAATCAGGCGTCTGCAAGTCTGCCAGAAATTCGCAGTCGGCGTCGATCCAGAACAGGTGGGTCGTCTGACAAGTAGCTGCTGCTGCTTTAAGGATTGGCCTTCGCCAGTTACCGCGCATGACTGGGAACGAGTCGTCAAGGCACTCAAGACGAAACGCATGCCCCGGACCCATGACGGCCGTGGATGCCATCAATCTTGCCAAATCGCTTCGGTACTGGCGGGTTGCTGCCGATACCCATGTAATTGTCGGCGGGGAAATCTCGGTAGCCCAGCGTTCAAAATGCGGGCCATGCACATCTCCCCAGTTTTCATTTTCCACCACCAAGGATTTCATCTTCTTTTGCTGCACAGATCCAATCCACCATTCGCATGTAAATCTGATGCGGTTGTGATGGTTGTGAAAATCGGCGAACCTTGGCAGCGTCCGGATATAGTCTGCGTTCGCCAGCCAGAAGTTCCCTGCAAAATGAGAAAGGCCGTCGTCTCGCCAAACAAAATTAACCCCGACCGCATCGTAATTGTCCAGGAACGGCATGTTATCTCGCCACTTCGCGACGACGTGCCGATTCATTAACCACCGCCAAAGCTGCTTGGTGTGATTGCCGGCGTCACTGACACCTTTGGTGTGCAGATAGAGAATCGGCCGATCGCTTTCCTTAGCAAGCCTCTCTATCTCAAACATCGCGAAAGTTTCGTAATGGTCCGTGTTTATATCGGATGCAAAAAGCGTAGCTGTAATGCCTTGTCGTGCCGCTTCATCCATAAGCCAATCACGGTCTATGCCGACATGAGAAATCCGCACATCGGTCAAGCCGGCGCGAACAAGTTCGCCAAATTGCTCGATAACGACGTGCCGCCAATTACCCATCGCGGCGGCGTGATAGACGACATGCGGCGTCATGCGGCCTCCAGATTGGCTTCGTACTTGAAACCGGCAATCTCAGTCGGGTATTTGAATATGTCGTCGCCTTGCCAGAAGCAGCCGCTCTCACCGCCAAGCGACTTAGCCCGGCAGACATCAGCATTGTCTCTATTTGCGCCTATCCACATTTCTGCGCACATGCGCTCCCAAGGATGCCCAGCTAGAAACGTGCCAGCGAGCCTTTGCTGCCATTCATCGAGCATCGGCAGCTTAGGAAGCCAGTCCGCTCTAGCCATCCAGAAGTTGCCAGAGAAATGGCCTCTTTCTTTAGCACGCCATCCGAAGCCAACAACGTCGTGCGTCTCTAGTGCCTCAAGATGCTCTCGCCACTTGGCGACAACACTCGCCTGCATAACTCGACGCCACTGGACCTTGTTGGAGAACTCGGGATGATCTTTCGGTGTGCTGACGCCTTTGGTGTGCAGGTACAGGACGGTCCCGGTTGGATTCGCGACGGCCCACTCTCGAACCTTGGCGAGCGTCGGGATTTCATAATTCTGCAAATTTGCAGAATTATCCAACACGGCGAGATTGATACCATTCATCTCGGCCACGTCCTTGCAAAACGCAGCCTGTTCCCGCGTACCGAGAATGCACGCCGACACGTCAAAAAGGCTGACGTGTTTCAACAGGCCGGCTTGCTCCCAGACGACTTCTTCCCAATTGCCCATACAGGCAATGTGCCAGAACACGGCAAGTTTCTCAGGCTTCGGAATGTCCTTATCCACGTCTCGCCATTGCTTCAAAGCGTCCTGCGCCGACGCCGCTTTGATCGGCACGACGCGAAGTGCCGTCACCTCGCCGACTGCTTCTGCTGTCGCTCCCGGATGCCAGACGCACGCCACGCCGCCGCGCATCGTCGCCGCCTCGCTCACCAGCGTCGAAACGACGGTTCGCAGCAGTTCCGGTTCCCGTTGCTGAGCCCATTGCCGTAGCCCGTTGTCCAAGTCCGTAATCGGGTCTCGCCAGTTGCCTGTATGCCAGCCCTGCGCCCGGAGTTGCGCCACAGTGTTCCGGTCGGCGTCCAGGACGATGACGTGGCCAGTGGACGCCAGCGGCTTGAACTTCGGCACGTTGGCAATCTCCCGTATCTGCCGGCGAGCGTCCTCAAGAGTCGGTCCAGTGATTTCCACGACTTGCCCCGTCCATGCTCGCTGAATCTGTGCTAGCGTCGCTTGCGGATGCCAGACCCCGAGAACCATCCCGTCCTCGCTGATGACTTCCGATTGCAGGTCGTGCATCCACTTCCGCAACTTGTGCTCGTCGAACGGAGCGTAGGCCGCCTGCAAGCCAACGTCGATGTCGGTTGCCGGACAACGCTGGTAGCCGGTGTGGACGCCGTGCAACCGCAAGCCCGCAACGACTTCCCGCGAGCATGTCAGCAGCAACGCCGGCTCACTGCCGGATGGCGTGACCCAGAACTTGGCCGGGTTGTGGTCGCCGCTGATGTCGCTCTGCGAGCGGGCCTGCCCAAACAGGAACGGATCGGGGGCGTAGACATTGTAGCCGGCTTGCAGCGGCCCCATAATGTGATCGCAGTGCGTTTGCGACGAACCGCTGCACCACGTCGCATACAGGTCGCGCATGAACTTGCCACGAACCGCGTAGGCGTGCGTGCGCTGCGTGTTGGTGCAGCGCACGACGCCAGCCTTGACCGGGCTCGCGCGTCCAATGTGCTGGCCTCCCAGCATAAGCTGCTGCCAGTCGTCGGGAACAGCGGCGAAGAACGCTTCCGCCTCTTGCACGAAGCTGCTGCGCATGCACAGGTCATCCTCCAGCACGAGCAACGCATTTACGTTGTCCATGATCGCTTGCTCAAGAACTTGTTGGTGCGAGCGCATACACCCGTGGGTTCCGCCGCCCATTTGCCACCCTATCGGCACAGGCACTGCATTGCCGTCGATGGCGCGAAACACTTCTGGCTCGCGGAACGGCCAGCCGTGCTCGGCGAGCTGCGTACGGAACGACGCCAGCCGGTCGGCGCGGCGAGCGAGGTTGATGACGACCACGCGGTCGAATAAGTCTTTCATGTCTTTCATGTCGAGAACAACCGAATTATTCTTTCCAGTTCGCTCTTTGTCTCGCCTACTTGAATATCGTAAGTGTGTGATCCGTGTTTGCTGAATACGGAAATCAGTCCACGCGGCCCCTTTGACGGAAAGTATGTATCGAGTCCGTCCGGTATCTCCATCGCTGTTCCATCGGTGAATTGTAGCGTGCGGTACACAATGCCGCTGCACGTCGGTCCGTCCATCACGCACCCCCATACGGAAACATCCCGTTCAGAATCTGCTGCCGAGCCGCACACCCGCAATCTGCTCCCGTCAGCCGCTTGTACATCACCTTCCACGCATCCGCACCGAAGCGCCCGAGATTGTTGGCCACTGTGTCACCGAGGCCAGCGTCCTCAGGCTTCCTCAGCTTGGCAACCATGCGGGCCAACAGCGGCCATTCTTCCATAGGCTTGGGTGCTGGCGCGTTGTCACCCCACAACTTCACATAGCTAGCGTCGTTGAATGCCAGCCAGTGTATACGGCACTGCGATAGGTCGTAAGGCACCCCGGTCCGCGCCCCCGCACATTGGCCGTGTTCTGGCATCATAACGTCACCGTGGCTGTAGCCGATACGCCTTCGCACGTCCCGCAATTATGCAATAACGGAATCCCCGTGGCATAGAAAGGAACGCTGAACGCCGGAGGACAGTGGCAGCCACCACTATTCAGGAAACTCCACCATGTTACGCCATGATCGCAACTGCCCTCTAGATTGAATCCGCCGCATCCTGACACTCCGGGGCAACTAAACCGCAAACGTATATCTGATCCGCACGTTGAAGCAAAATCGCTACTCGCCCAATACTGCGATCCATCGTAAATCAACGTCACGGTGCCATCAAGACTCGTTGTGCAATGCAGAATGTTCGGCAGTCCTCCTGGACAGCAATTATTACTAACTGGCGCAACTGATTGCGACGATTGGCTCGACTGCGAGATGCTCGACTGTGAGATGCTGCTGCGGCTGGACGATCCGCAGCACAGTCCGTTGTTGTCCGCCGCCAGATTGTACGTCACGCCACCCAGAACGACATTGAGGAACACCAACTGCTGACACGTTGAGCTGGCATCGGAGTAAACCTGTTGGCCCGTGCTGACCACCGTCAACAGGCACGACAGGTTCGGTGCCGTGCTGCACTGGATCGTCAGCGCATACGATACCCCGTTGACCGTCGCCGTGCCGTAGTAGATACCGTTGATGAGTGTGAAACAAATCATGCTGGGGTCACCACGCAAGTTGCGGCCCCGGTGCAGCCTTCGCCGCTGGATACGAAGCTAAAGTCAATCTCAAGCGTCGGCGTGCAGCTTACTGTGATTCCTGTCGCCTGTATGTCGAGTTCAAACAGGTTTAGGATGAAATCGCCGTCTGCATTGTCGCATTGCAGGTAGATGACCAGATCGCTCTCGTTGCACACGTTGAAAAGCAACGTATCCCAATGGAACCCGTTCCATGTCAGCAGCACGGTGCCGAGAACGGACAACGCGCCGCCGAATTTCGCTTTGAGCGTCTTTGGCAACGGCACGCCTGGGCAACAGTCAACATCGATAGTGCCAGGCTGCGTCAGTGTGCCGCACAGCAGGTTGCCGAGACACGTCGATTGCGAAATAGACAGGCTTTGGCTTCCCGATATGCTTGACGACGATCCGAAAGTTTGGCAAGGCCACGGCGACACGTAAACCGCCGCGTACTGTTGCGGAAATTTTGGGCCACAGAAAAACGTCAGCACATTCAAGAACTCAGCGTAGAACGGATACTTAAGTGTGCAATTATCGTATACTGCGTAATAAACATCAACGGTAAAAGGAAGTGTGTATACGAGCAGTTGGAATAGGTGACCCGATGACGTTGGGGCGCAGCCAAAGAATAGCACACACGATCCTACAACTGCCGTAAACATTCCTGTGGTTGGATCATAAGTCGCCATGTAGGTCGTGAATGCTGTCGAATACATATCGGCGACTGTGATGCACAGAACGCACGGGAACGGAATTGGGCAGCATGGCAACGGCGCGCTGCAACCTTGCGAACTGGATATGGATGAACTACTCGGGCACGTGCATGGCGAACACGACGTATAGGTGTCTATCCACGGCCCGATCTGTCCAGTGCATCCTCCTGTGATAACCAGTCGCTGACGATTGTGCCAAAAACCATCGTTAGCGCAGTAGGTATCTGTCTGAAAGGTGAGGAGCGGCTTGGCAAGCGTTATGTCGTACTGATACGATTTTCCACAGTCTGGCGACTTATACCTGTTCAGTGTGCCATTGTCGCACTGGTCGCGGTAGAACGGTCCACCCAGGTAAGCGACGATGGAGCCATACGTTGCCCCGCAGTCCGCCGACTTGTAGCGGTTCAGGATGCCGCCAGCGTCGCATGTGTCTCGGTAAAATGGGCCGGCAACGTAAGAATCATAAACGTAGTTCAACCCGCAATCCGTGCTGACATAGCGGTTAATGACGCCGCCTATGTCGCACTTGTCGGCGTAGAACGGGCCGGCCAAGTAGTTATGGAAAACGTAGTTCAGACCGCAGTCGGCCGAGACGTAGCGGTACAGCACGCCAAGGTAGCACTCGTCGCGGAAGAACGGCCCGGCGATGAATTGATCGAAGTCCCAATTCTGGCCGCAGTCGATCGACTTGTACCGGTTGATGAAGCCGTCGTCGCACTGGTCGCGCCACTCGGGGCACGGTGAATCTTCGGCCTGCGCCTGAAAAAGCAAGTCTTCCAGCGGATCGAACACGCCGCGCATGATGCGCGTGGTGATCGTGCAGTCGGCTTGCCGCCACTCGATATCGTGCAAGCCTTCCGGCGTCCACGCCTGATAGCCGAGGTACTGCTGATCCAATCGCGCAAGCTGCCAGAGATACCAGTCGGTCGCTGCCTGCTGAGCAAGTTGCAATATTGCAGATTGATTCGTGAGCGTGCCGCTGGCGTAGACGGCCAACTCGTAGCGGTTCAGCGTATTCGACCACGGAGCACCCGTGATGCCGGCGTACTGCGGCAGGTTGAGGCTCGCGAGCGTGACCGTGGCTTCGTAGAAGCCGGACGCGGGGCCGCTGCCGTCGCCACCGTTTGGAAAGACGATCGAAATTGTACCCGGAACTAGGGCAGCGAGATCGTTCATTGACGTTTTTTATGCTTCGCTTCGATGTTGGCTGGACGAACGCGGTGTCAAATGTGTATAATACTCCAGCTGAAAGTGCCTGGCCCGCCATGCGATTTCTTTCGATGGCGGGCCAGTTTTTCGTACCTCTGGCCGAAATGCACTTCGCCGCAATGCGGGCAGTCTTGTTGTCCTTGGCCAACACTTTTATTTCTCATTCCCATCCTCCTATTGATTCGGCAACAGCGTAAGCCGCCCTCCAGCATACGGAGGTGCCGTCGTCGCGTACTGTGCCGTCACGGATGCGATTGCCATCAGCGCGTTTTGCATGTAGACCTGCCCCGTGGCCCAGTTCCGCGTGCACCGCTGCCCACACGAAAGCGCCACGGTGTCCAGCAGCATGGGCAGTGACGAATACTCTCCATCGTAGAACACGGATGGCGTGCCGTAAGCCGCTGCCACCGGGTCAGCCTTGATCGTGATGCCAAGAGCGGTTCCGATCTGCGCGTACAGGTCCGTCCACTGTGTCACGCCCGGATTCACCGTCAGCGTGCATGTCTCATTCTGCCACCAGTAGCGATCGTCCACAAGCGTCAGCAGCCACCCGTGGGCACCGGGAGCCGCCTGCGCGAGTGGCCACGCTGGGACCATCCACATCGGCATGTTAATCGTTCGCGTGGCGTCCGCAAGCGAGAGGATGCCGGTCTGGATCGTGCCCGCTGGCTTCTGGACGACCTTGCGAATGGCGATTAACTGCGATTCGCTGACGACGTAGTGAGCGCGTGCGAAGCGGGCGGCCCCGAACGGCCACCAGCACGTGCCGATGCGTATCGGCCGCTGCATTTGCGGCGTGACCGTCATTATGGGGCCGTTCGTGAGCGAGCCGGGCCACACGAGCGACGTGAGCGGGAAGAGTTCTTCGGGACGGATGTTCTCTTCGATCCACTTCTGGATGCGGTTATGCTCACCCTCGGCGTCATCCTTCTCGCCGGCTTGCGCGACGTTCATCGGATCGCTGAGCAATACGCCGGCGTAAGAGAACACACGATAGCTCCGTTAGATGCTTTCCCAGGCGTAATCGTCAGGATCGATCGGAGGTCTGCCATTTGCCTTAAAGAATTCCCATTCTTTAACGATCGCTTCCAGACGCTTGCTCCGTTCATCAAATGTCCGCCGGTTCGGGTTGTTCGGATCGTAGGGAACCGCGATGTTCACCTTGTCGGACTGGTCTTTCGCGGCCTGCAATATTGCAGTCTTACTTGCGTTGTTGCCCTGCTCGTAGTACCAGAATTTCAGGATATGCGGAACCGCCTTCGGCTTAGCGTCCGCAAGTTTGCCGAATCCTAGTGCGCTGGCCACGGCTGCCAGCATACCGAGAAAGCTGCGACGGTTCATCGTGAAAGCACTCCCTGAGTGATGTTCGGGTTGTCCTCAACGGCTTTCAGTTGCGAAAGCAATATACTGGCTGCATTGATAGCTCCCTGGGCGGCATTAGTCAGTTTTTCCTCATATTCATCTTCGGCTGCCGAGTCGAATTCATGTTGCAGAAAGAACGGCATCAGTTGAGTTGCAATTCGTTCCCGACGCAACCACAAAGCCATTTGACCTTCCATTGCATACCTCATTGAAAAAACTTCATCGGCTCAAGACGCCTGAGGTCAGTTGCGGGTAAACGTGGAACTGATACGACGCCACGATCTCGCCCCACGTCGCCGTGTCCACGTTCTTGCGCGGTTCGCTGTTGTCCACGGGCACAAACCCCTCGCACGTCAGCGCATTGTTGCGGCCATCCACCGGAAAGAACCCGTTGAGCGCATCGGAGACGCCATCCACGAGGTTCGTTTCCAGGATCGTCCAGTCCTTGCGTGTCGCCGGCCTGTCCGCTGCAAGCGTCATCCGCAGCCACACGTCCATGCCGGTCAAGGACAGCGTATTGCGGCCGTCGCCCTGAAAGTTTACGGGCATGCTGCCGTGGAACGCAAACAGAATGTCCCTCTGCCCCGTGATTCCAGGCTTGGGCTGCTCGCCGTCACGAATCCAGTAGATGTTGCTCACATCGCCGACGACGGTGTTGCCCGTCAGCGCGGTTCCCGCCAACACCACGCACGTCAGCAGTTGCTGCTCGACGGCTTGCGCGATGATGCCGAGATTTGCGCCGATCAATCCTGGCATGACTCACTCCATCGGCGACGACAAGCCGAACGCTTTCCGAGCTTCCTCCGGGCTGACCACGCCGCCCATGTCGATGAACTTTTGGAATGCCCATGTCCGACCGCAATCCGTGCTGACATAGCGATTGACGGTGCTGCCACCGTCGCATTTGTCGCGGTAGAGCATGGCTGTTGGCGTTTCGACAACTTTGCCGATGCCAATTGCAGCCGCGAAGCCAGTTAATCGGCCGAAGAATCCACGACGGTTCATGGTGATACCTCCTTTGACGGCATAGGTAAAAACCAATATTCTGCAAATTTGCAGAATTAAATTTACGCCACTGCGACCCCGCCGCCTTCCACCTTGCCGTCTGGATTCAGCGCCGCCGCAATCTGCGGCTCCAGCGTGCGCACGGCTGCTTCCACGGCAGCGATGTCGTCGGCAGGCAGCTTGCCGAGGTGAACGTCGGCGGTGTCGGCTTGGCCGGTCAACGCTCGAATGTGGACGGTGATTGCAAATTGGCGCATGGGTTTTTCCTCTATGCTATCAAACTTGCCGCGATGGTTGGAGAGCCGCTGGACGGCAGGATAAGGCCGAGTTGTGGGGTCAGGAATAGCTGCCCGAACATGACCTGGAACCCCAGCGGCGTCGGGCTGCTGCTGCCGTAGTTGTTGCTGATCGTGTCCGTGAACGTGTCGCCACCACCGACGTTTGGCGACGAGTATTTGACGAGATCGACGCTGCCACGGAAGACGGACAGGTACGGCCCCCCGGCGTACAGTCCGCCGTATCCGCTCGCGCCCGAGCCGCCGCCGCCAATCGGCAGCAGCGGACCATTCGACTGCGGCTGCACAAGCGCCACGAAGTCAAGGAAGAAGTTGCTGCCGGTGCTGATCTGCGTCGATACCCTGAACTGTATGCCAACGCCATTCAGCGGCATGTTGCTCGGTGTCTGGAACGAGCCGGTCACGGACACGTAGGTCGTGGTGTCGATGCCGCCCGCAGTCAGCGTGATGGTGATCGTGTTCGCGGTGCCGGCGTTGTTGTTGATGACCGTGCCGGCACCGTTGATGAGCGATATTTGCACAACGCCAGCCGCCGGAATAACGTCTGTCTTGACCTGCGCGTAGAAGTTATAGACCGTCGCCGGCAACAGAGACTGCGTTGAGCCGCCGCCGGGTCCGCCCGCGTTGGCGAACCATTCGCGGACGGACGTGTTAAGGTTCGTGCCGCCCGTGTTGCCGGCGAACTTGAGACAATGTGCGGCCCCGCTGTACGCCGACGCGCCGCCGTCCAGCACGTTCACCGAATCTACGTTGGCCACGCATGCGACCGGCGATCCGCCAGACCACGCCTTGAAGATGCCGACGTTGGTTGCCGTCGTGCTGCCGGTCAGCAGGTTGCCGTTGCCACCGCCGTTGCCCTGCGTCGGGTCCACGACTACCGTGGTGCCGGCAAAGCTGCTGCCCTGCGGCCAGTTGTAGGCCGTGGTTGGCACCGAGCCGGGGCATGTGATGGACAGCGTTTCGCTGCCTGCCGTGGCGCCACTGCTCTGGTCAATCGTGCATTGAACCACGATGGCCTCGGCGAAAGCGTTCTCCAGCAGCAGCCCGTTGGGATCGTACAGTGAGGCATACACCGTGGCGTTGCCCGTGTTGTTCGATCCGGCCACTACCGCCGACGACACCGTTGCCTGCTGGACACTGCTAGATTGCGTGTCCATCTGCTGAATCCAGTTGATGAGTGCCAACTGCAAGCTCGTCGCCTGATTCTGCGGCACGTCGTTGTTCACGCGCGTCACGACAACGCTCGCCGCGTCCGTCACGCACGCCTGCTTGAGCGTGCCGATCGTGCTGGTAAGTTGCTGGAGTGCCGGCAGCGTCTGCGCACTGGGAATCAACCCGGTAAGCCCCGTACCCTGCAAGCGGGTCAGGATGTCGTTGTACATCGTCTGCTCGGCCTTCACGAGCGGCCCGCTGGCCCCCCACGTGCCGAAACCGACGAACGCCGAGAACGTGACCGTGGCATCGCCCGTACCTGTGGCCTTCGTCAGCGTGCCGCTCGCCGTGGGCGCGCCGTTGCCGGAAGCGATCAGCACGGTGCCGGCAGCGGCTACCGTCTGGAGAACGGTGTATGTGATGCCGTTGTTCGTGTACGTCGCCCCCGCAGTCGGGGCCGTGCTGACGGCCGAACACGTGAACTTGTACACGTTTACGACGGCCTGCGATCCGGCGAACCCGTTCGCGTTGGCGAAGGCGGCGAAGATTTTGCCGAGATCGGCGAAGTCCGTGGCGAATACGAGTGACATAGCCGCTTCTCCTTGGTTGGGTTCAGTTTACTTGCTTGCATGGGCGGCGTCCATTACAATCGCGCATGGGCGCTTTCACGGGAGTACGCATGAACGACGCATTCAAAGCTGGCGAACCACCGCAACCGCTAACGTGGCTGGATATTCGCAAGTCACGCAAGAATGTCTCCGCCAAGCCGTTGTGGTTTTGGCTGGCAATTGGCGCTGGTAGCCTATGGCTTGCAGTCGTCATGTTCGTTATCTTGTTGCTCGCGTTGCGATTCTTGGTTTTCTCAGCAATCAATTAGCCGCCGCCGCTGTTTGTGAATCCTAAGACTCTCTGAACGGCAGGAGGCAAATTAGGCACATTCGCACTATTAACAATTCGCGTCAGCAGTTGGTTGACGAGTTGATACGAAAAGTATCCGTTAGGAATCCGCTCATCCCTGTCCAGTCCTGGGAACGGCAGACTTCCTATCATAAAGTCGCTTTCTAAGCCTTCCGGCGCAAGGATTCCCCAGACATACCACCCTGCAACTCCATAAGCCGTAACACCAGCAAAATCCTGGATAGGAAACGGGGCCGATTGGCTGCCACGAAGAAATACGCGGTTGTTGTTCTGCGTTCTCGGGGAAGGTACTGTCGGCGGTTCGCCCCTCTTGATGGCAACGAAAGATATAAGGTCGAATTCTAGACCTCCGTTCAAGCCGACTACCTGCGCAGGTTGCGGGAATGGCCCGGCGACCGGCATCATCGCGAGTCCGTTCCGGCTCATGCGCGTGCGAATAGCGTTGAAGTTGTCCCACTGAGGATTAGTAAGTTGCTGCGTCATGGGACACTCAAGGGGGCTTGATCCGGGTTCTCAAGAATCTGTGTCACCAAGGTTCCAAGATTGGGTCCGCGGGTGCCGTTGCTTTGAAAGTTAGGATTACTTCCGACCGCTTGAGAAAGATTGACGCCAAAGTTGCCTACCGTATTTATGGTCGGCGTCTGCATAAGAGAATTGATGAACTGGCGTGTTCCCGCTGGAACATTTCCTGTTGTCGTCACGGACGCAACGATCAGCGCTCCAGTAATCAGCAAGCCAACCGATGCGTAGTCCCACGAGCGGGTCAACACAACATCGACATAGTTATTCGTGTCGGCAGCAACGATAATCTCGTCTGTCGTCGGCGTGAATGCGGAATTTTCGCCACCTATCCGCAAAATTGCCGTTCCGATAGCGAAACGAACAAGAGCCAACCTGTCCGCTCCGGGGACGCCCCACGCCCTTACGTGTACTTTTTTGTTTGCTTTCGGGAGCGTGGCAGCCGAGAACGCTGATCCAAGTGACCAAAGAGCGCTTCTGCGAAGCACCCAGCCGCTATCCTGCACGTCCACGCGAACCGCTGGGCAACTCAGCCCCTTGTTCCATTGCTGTTGCGTATCGACAACCGTGTACTCCGCACTGTTGCCGTCCGGCATCACGCGGACAGCAACTCCCGTTCGTTGGTAACCGAACGGCACGCTGAACGCCGCGAACGAATTGCGTAGTGCGTCGATGTTGCCAATGGCCGCCGTCACGCCGTCCTCCGAGTAGCGGAGTGCGTCACCACGAACTGTGACCAATCCCTGATATGTCCGCGTCGTTACCTGTTGCCAGTTAGTTTCACTGGACACGTACCAACGGTTACTCATTACGACGGGCGTACCGGGGAACCGCTCGACAACGCACGTCTCAAAGGAAAGATGAATGTCCCATCGCCGCTCGCCGGGAATCTTGACGATGGTCTGAATCTTGAGCGTCGGCCCGACTGTCGCATCGCATGGCGCAAGCGTTCCGTTTGGAGATTTAAGACTTGGAGACGAAACAACAATCCTTCCAGCAGAGACGACAATAAGCTGACCGCGCGGACGGCAAATCCATGATCGTATTGCCACATCGGTCTGCGCTGGCATGATGGGAGGAACAGTTCTAGTCCCGATAACAGGCGCATTGCCAACGACATTTGCGACACTCGCCGCCAATGCGCCGGGATTGTACGTGACGATGGCATTCCCACGCCAGCGAGTGTACAGGTACGTTGTGCCCGATGGATCGAGCATTTCGTCGCGTTCCCAATTGATGGAATTAACCACCGGGAACAACACGCCTCTATATGTAATCGAGTCCATTGCTCATCCCATCGCCGCGGCTACGTCCCTGGCGATCTTTATTCCTTCCATAAGCGTCTTCATCCAATCCACGCTGTCGGATTTTCCAGTGCTATCAGCTGCCGTTGTCGGCGCGCCTGCTGCCTTCGTTGCCGCGGCCTTCCCGAGAACTGTCGTATGCGGCGCATCGCCTTCCTTCTGTTTGTCCAGCTTCTCACTCAAATCCTTCACAGCTTCTGTCAATTCTACGATAGCCTGCCTCAGTTCGCTGTTGCCGCCTCCGCTGCTTCCGCCACCTTCTCCCGATGCCGCGTCGCCGAATCCTGCGCCGTGGAACATCTGGTGAACGAGACTTGAACCGAAGCCACTCACGAACGATCCGGCAGGTCCGCCGATCTTGCCGGCGATGCTGCCGATGGCCGAATGCGCGAACTGCTGACTGCCTTGACTGAATGCCTTGCCGAGAACGTCCGAAATCATCTTCCTCCTGGAATCTGTCGCGATCTTTGCTTCGGCCTTCTTCTCGAAATGCGAGAATAACGCATCAAGGTTTACCTTCCCCTTGTCCTGGGGTTCCGCCGTCTTGCCGGCCGGGGCTGCCGATGGTTGTGCGTCTGGCGTCTCCGATGCTCTCGGCCCCGAGCCAAGCGTCTGCTGCGCCGTGGCCGACGCGCCTCCTGTCGGCGCGGCTATCGTTGGCGTCGGCGTACTCTCTAGATCGAACTGCGTCGGCTTTGGCAACTCGCTACTGGGTGTCACTTGCGTTGCTGGCGTTATTGCGCCTTGCGTTGACTGCCCGAGAGCCTGTGTAAGAAATCCAGGCGCTTCGGCAGTCGGGCGAGCAATCGGGCCGATGCCCATGCCTTCCGTCTTGACTTTCGTATCAGCCGCCGCTTCGGGCTCAACCGTCGTATCCTTGGCTTGCTCAGCTTGCGGTTCGGGTTGATGCTTGTCCGCCTGCTTTTGCGCACGCTGGCGTTCTCGCATCTCAATCTTCAAGAGCAGATTGATCCGCTCGTTGGCCCAATTGACGCGCTTGAATTCCTCTGTGCTGCCACCCCTGTCTGGGTGTGTCTCCAGCGATTTCTTGCGGTAGGCTACCTTGATGTCGAGTACCGATGCCCGCTCGTGAACGCCAAGAATAGCGCGTGCAGTCAGCACATCGCGCTTCAGCTTCTCCAGCTTGCGAGCTTCCTTCTTGGTTTCTTTTTCTTCGTCGGTCATCGCAGCCCCAATACCGCCCCTGGTCCTCTGGCAGCAGCCGCCGCAAATTTGCGTTCGTCCCGCTTCCGCTTGATCTGGAACGCCATTTCTGCCGCCTCTTCCGCGCTGTCGCAGATGCCCATGAGTAGGGACGCGGAGACAGTGCCGCCGTTAGCGACGGATGCGCCTACAGCGGCAGCGAGACAGTTGCGGGAGAAGGCGTCGTCGAGATTGAGGGTTAGACCGACGATGTATTCGTAGTCTGCGGGATTCCCGCGATGGATGCCGAAGACGGCATGGAAGCGGGCGTCGGCTCGGTGGGCGGATTTTTTTTTTCGAGGTAGCCGTAGAAAGCGTTCACGACGCCCAGCGCATGCGCCAGATCCGCTTCCGGCGTGAGCTGGAACGCATCGGCCGCGACTGCTTGCAGCGTCAGAATGCACTGCCACGCTTCGGCAAACTTCATCTCGTCTTCGTTCTCGTCGTCAACGCGGTTCGCCCCCTCAAGCAGCGTGTCGATGGTGCTGCCGTGCTGGACGGCCACGAGACGGATGTTGCCGCGCATGAGCAACGGATCGACCGCCACAATCTCTTTGCCGTTGTGGTAGCGGAAGATTTCTTTCTGCTTCGGCTCGTAGTGGATTTCTTCCGACATGGTTTCTCAGTTGATAAGGGCTGCCGTGATGCCCGTGTAGTTCTGGTCGTACAGCACGAATCGGCTGCCGAGCAAAGTTGCGACTGGCACACCGGGGCCACCGATAACGAAGCCGCTCATCAGACGCGGCCATGCGTAGAACATGAAGTGCCGCTTCATGGGCTTGGCGCCTTCCTCATTCGTCTCAGGCGCCCAGATGATGCACTGTGGGTAGTGCCTGCCGGGTTGCAATCCGTTGCCGACGTAGGCAGCCTTGTTCGCGAGAACAGCCCCGAAGGTCCGCACGAGCCAGAGTTGCCACGAGAATCCTTCCACCCCCATCAGCGATCCAACGTCCTGCGGGTTCCACGAGCCCTCGATGCTCGGAGCCGTGCCACCAACGGCAACATTGCTACCGTTTGGCTTGGCTTCCAATCGGCGAGCGAAACCCTCATTCCAGCGTGTCAGCACGAGAGAAATCTGCGCCGACTCTCCCTCAAACGAGAAGTCGAGCGGCACCTTGCTGCCCGATATGTCGTTCATCAGCGGCTCGTACTCGGGCTGCCGATTGTCTTCCGGGTAGCTCTCGCACGTACCGAGAAACACCGGCTGGCCGCCAGAGGTTGGCGCGATGAAGGCGTATACGGCCCCCGTCGAATATGCTTGCGCCATACATCACCTCACCACGAGCCGCCGGGTCCGTTAATGCGATTGGCACGCCGCCCGAAGAAGTTCTGAGCAATCAGCGTTGGCATGTTCCGGTTGTCCACGTCGATTGCATTTTCCACGTAGTCGGTCAGCAAGCCAGCCTGCTGCGCTTCCGTGAACGGGAATATCTTCTCGCCGTTCTCCAGCGCTTCCATCAGCACGTTCGTCTCATCAACCTTGGACTGCATGTACTCGGGCATCGCTTCGTATCGCCTGCCGTACATCTCGAACGCCGTCATGCTCGCCACCATTTCGATCAGCGCCCATCCCCCGTTGCTGATTTGCCCGTTTACCGGCGTCACGAGCACTTGCAGGTCGTTGATCGGATCGTACCTAGCCCCTCTGGTGGCAGCCATTTCCAGCTTGCCCGACGCAATCTGCAATTTTGCGGCGAGTATCGGGCTTATCAGCAACGCCGATTCGGTCAAAGGCACATCGTTGTCGGCTCCAAGCTGCGCGAAGCTCCGATAGTCAAACACCAGCACAAATTGCGCTGGTGTGCAGAATGAACTTAACGAGCTATTGGGAGTCATCCCGGTCATGCCGCCGGCACCTTCTGCGCGTTCTGCGCCGCCATGACCGTCGCCACCGTCTGCGCCACGACAGCCGCCAATGCCTCCGCTGACAAGCCCGCCGGCTGCTCGCTGCGACCGCGCCACGAGCTGGCCCGCGCTTTCTGCTGCTCTGCCATGCTCGCGTGATGCTGGGCAAGCACTTCATCCTGCCAACGCTTACGCGCTTGCTGTCCTTCGGTAATCGGAATCATCTCGTGACGCATGCGGCGGACCAAGCGAATGTTGTCCACGCGCAACGCTGATGGTGCCGAGCCTGGGAACACCTGCGCCTCGCCGTCGTCGGCCTGCGCGTCGATCGTGCTCGTCAGCAGCTTGCCATCGGGGTGGTTCGCCACATCGCGGATGAAGTCGTCCACGATCTGCCGAATCGACCGCTGCTGACCGGCGAACACGCGGGCGCCTGGGTCGAACGGATGGGGTTGCGACAGCGGCTTGCCGTCGGCGCCGAGGCCGTCTGCGGGCATCGCGACCGGGCCTTGCAGTGGTGCGTTGCCGGTCATCATCCGCGCCGCCTCGTTAGCGCCGAGGTCCGGTCGCGGCTGATCGGCAAAGCCGGGGCCTGCGGGCACCGTGAAGTCGATGTCGGCGATCGGGTCTTCGATTGCTTTCCTTCCCATGAGAAATCCCTAAATCGGCTTGGCAGGAAATCCGGCTATTACGCCTTTGCTGCCGTAGTACTCAAAAGTCTGCATGTCGCCGATTTCGCAGTCGGCGAGAAGTTGGCCGTTATCCATGCGAAAATTCTTGACGGCGCCGAATCTCAGATTACCGTTCACCAAGTCCATGTCCTTGCCAAAGAGCATCTTGAACACGACTTCCGGGTTTTCGACGCTTATTTCAAACGTCATTCGTCGATCCTTAGATGATGCTCTGGATCAAATACCCAGACGCTGGTGCAGCCAACACCTCAAGGAACTGCTCGTCAACGTACCCCTCGGTATTCTGGTTCTTCGTATCGTGAAACTCGAACAGCGCCATCTGTGCGCCGACGAAGTAGACCTGCACGGTGGAGAACGACGGTGCGCCGTAGGCACCGTCGATGCCACCGATGCGGCTAACGAGAAAGGCGGTCGTGTTGACCTTGACCCAGTTGCGGCCACCGGTGCCGGTGACGATGCTGGCCGGCGTGTACGGCTGGCTCGGATACGTGGTGACGATCGGCGAGTCTTCGATGTCGATCTCGAACCCGTAGAGCTTCGGCGGGAGTCCCCACAACTCGCTCATGTCGCGGTCGGTGCCCTCCTGGGGGGCCAGACCGCCGCTGACGCCGTACTTGATGTAGTTGTAAATCTCGCCCGTCTCGCTCATCGTGGCCGCGGCCTGCGGAGACAGGATCAGCTTCATGTCCTTGATTCGCACGCGGGCGTTCGTGCCCAGAGTGATGATGAGCGCGGCGCCCAGCAGCGACTTCTTGATCGCGAGATAGGCGGCGTTCGTCGGATCGTCGCTGGCGCCGGACCACTTGCCGGCACCACCGTTGAGGCCGGTTGCGGTGTTGACGTTGCCGGACCAGTTGGCCGAGTTTTCGAGCAGGTTGACCACGCGGTTGGTGCGGTTGGTCATGGCCTGCGATGCGACCTGGCCCGCTTGCTCGACCTTCGGGTCCAGATTGCTGAACTTCTTCGTGAACTCGATGGCCTGGTCGCCGAGCCGCCACGGATACGAGCGGCGGAAGGCGCGGCCGGGAATCCACTTGTACGACAGCAAGTTTGCGTTGCCGCTGGGCCGGTTGTGTCCGTCTTCCCACGCCCACTCAGCATCGCTCACGATGCGGACGGGCTGGTCCGGATCGACGTAGGGCCACGTGAATACCGGGGCCGGCGCCTCGACGTATTGGGCGTAGCGGTTCAGGGCGAATTCGCTCGGCTTGCGAATGTACTCGATGACCTGGTTGGTCGCCTGTGGCAGATAGCCATTGTACGGCGACAGCATGACCAGATTGGTCGAACCGATTGTTGCAACGCCTGCCATTGTTCGGACCTCAAAAGGTTCTGGTCACACTTACACGCCGCGTTCGCCGATCAACACGCGGACCTTGATGAGTTGATTCGCCACGGTCGATTGGTCGAGCTGGATGGCGCCGTACTTGTCGCCGTCCGCCGTGGTCTGCGTGCCGATGCCGTTGGCGTTCGGCTTGAGCAGCGTGCCGGGGTTGTACGCGGCATCGACTTGCAGCAGGCACTCTTCGCCCGACATGTAGACGCCGATGTTCTCGCCGGACGTGGCCGCCCAGCCATCCTGCAAGCCGGGATACGACGGGTTGCGCGTCCCCTGCTGCGAGATGCCGATGGGGAAGTCGCCCGTGGTTCCGCACGTGACGTGTCCCGTCACGCCCGCGTCCAAGGTCACAAAGCTCGATGGGGTGATGTTGCCCGTGGCAACAAAAGTTCCCCCTGGGTATCCGCCTCCGGCGCCGGTCATAGGAGTCACCTCAAAAGGTTGAATCGTTGAAGACGGTTATCGCGCGGAACCATTGACGGCACCGTTCAGGTGGGCTTGCTCCCACATCTTTTCTGCTTCCTCAATGGTCTTGCCCCCACGCATGTAGCGCTGCACCTCGATCGAACGCGCGTAATCGCGTTCGGGGTTGCCGCTGTACTGCGTGGCCGATTCCTGCTGGAAACGCGCTGGCATCGCATCGGGGGCCAGTGGAATCATGCCGCCGACAACCAGCGCGGCGCCTGGCAGGATGCGAGAGAGTGCTTCGGCGTGCCAGTCGAGCTGCTGCTGGCTGTACTTGCGAGACTTGCACGTCTCGATTTCTTTTTGCACGTTGATCGAGTCGATTCCGGCCATGTAGAGGTGTTCAAGCTTGGTCTTGAACTCCGCGTACATCGCCTTCTCGTTGGCTTCCGCCGCAGTCTGGCGGAACTGAGCATTTTCTGCTTCCAGTGCCGCGAGCCGCTGCGAATACCGCTGCATCGTCAGCTCGGATTGATCGGCCGACATGCGTTCGTGTTCGGGTTTCATCGGAGCACCTGGGGTATGCGGGTGATGTGGCGCGGCGGCTGGAGTTGCCGCAGCAGGCGCTGCTGGAGCTGCCGGCGCAGCGGGTGTGCCTGGAGCCGCAGGAGCGCCACCTGGCGCACCCATCGGCGTCATCTTGTCCGGGGGTAAGCCAAGCGCCGGGCCGTGCGTCGCGTGCATGTTGCCCATCAGCGCTGCGTATTGCGTGTGGTGCATGCCTGCCGTCTTCGCGCACGCTTGCTCGGCGAAGTGCTGGTGCTCGGGGGTCCAACCGTCGCTGGCCGCGCCCGGCGTTTGCACCTGATCGTTGGCCGGTGCCGCTGGCGAATCGGCTGGTGTGTCCATGTTTTCCTCGTATGCGTAACGCCACTTGCCCCTGGAATCTTCCACGCACGCAATCTTGCCGCCAGCATCGACGGGAGCCGAGTAGAACACGCGGTCGGGATGCGCGGCTTGGTAGGGAAGAATGTCGATGCCGAGGTCCAGCGCCGGCGCACGGCGCAGGAGCGCCACGCTGTCGATCAGCTTCTTGCGTTTCAGATACTCGGGCGAACGCCCTGGGAACGTCGCGGCGTAGGACGGCCCATCCGTAGGCTTGCCGTCGTCGCCGGGCAGCGTCTTCTGAATCCACTGATCCGCGTACAGGGCCAGCTTGCCCTTGTCCTTGCCGTCCTTGATTTCTTCGTACTGCGGGTTAAGCCAGAAGCCGCGTGCGGGCGGTTGTTCTTGCTCCGTGAAGTGCCGGACAAGCGTGCCCTTCGCGTCGTACTGGTCGTCGAGCGTGTGGCCGAACGTGAGTTTGGCTGGATTGCCGCTCACGGCGGCTTCCTTCATGTTTTCGGCGATGTCCTTGATGTCGTCGCGTGAGGCTTTGCGCGCGACCTTGCCATCGGCGGAGTAGATTTCATGCTCGACGAAGATGCGGCGGCGCGGGCGACAGACGTACTCGCCTGACTTGGTGATGTACTCGATGGATTGCTTGGCGTGGTCCGCCATGACATACCTGAAAAGGAAAAGGCACCGCTGGATTGCAAATCCGCAGTGCCCCCATTACAGGTACTGGCAGGACGTTAATGGGACGTTCCGGTTTTTGGTTAGGGAGATCAAGCCCCAACCTAGTCCCAGTAAGGAAGTCTGCGGATTCGCAAACCCGCAGTGCCTCGAATGCTGTTGCTGATTATGCGGTTTATGGTTGCCTTGTCAAAGAGAAAGACGTAGGAAACTCCTATAGGAGTAATCGTTGAACAGGAGATCGCAAATGACCAACATGTCGAAAAAGATCGTGGAAAACGAATCTTTTGCTCTGCGTCATGGCGAGCAATACAAAATAATCGACATAAAGCCGATCAAAGGGCGCTGGATCGCAATCATGGCGCAAAGCGTTCAATTTCCATTCGGGCCATACGCCAAGGCTCGGCAAAGCGATGGCGCTCCTGTCGAACAAGCCGCCATTCTAGCCTGCCAGATGGTCGATGGTCTCTGGCAATGGCTTCAACTCAGTCCGCCAACGAAAGAAAACATCGGTGACCTTCTGTTCGACAGCGGCGCCGACAAAGATGCCTGGTACTATCTGGAAATCTCAGAGACGATTTCTGACGATGGCAAATAGACCATTCAACCGCAACCGCAAGCTGCACTGCCGTCGATGTGAACACCATTGGCTGCCGCGCGGTTGCCGCTTGCCGAAGTCGTGCGCGTCGTGCAAGAGCCGGTCATGGCAGAAGCCGAGGAAGCGATAGAATGGGCGACATTGCCGACATGCCAGCGACTGGTCGTAACAAGAATCCATCCTGTTGGCGGCCATTGATTTGCCCTATCTGCGGAGCTAATGTTCGCGTGCCGGTCCCAGATACGAACTTCCCGGAGATTCACCGCCTACCTGATCACGATTCCGCGAACGGCATGAATCTGTGCGGCGGCGTGGTAGTGACAGTGACGCTTGATTTCGACAAATGCGCAAAGTGCGGCGGCGGTATGTGTAAGCATCCATCAGGTCTGTGTCGAATTTGCTTTGGAAAAGATAAAAACGCGCAGGCGGAAAGCTTGAAGCGAATCGATTCCCTATAAACCGCCACCGCCAGCAGCGAATAGGTAAGCACTCTGGCTCAGCGGAAGATCGCTCGGCGGCGCAACCCCACGCCGGAATGCTTTCCGCGTGCTCGCTGGCGGCGACGTAAGTCGCGGGTTCTCGCCACGCACACGAATCCAGTCCCAAACGGCGATGCCCTTTGAAAGCGAGTGGAACATTTGCAAGGCGAACGCCGGTCCTACGCGCGGATATTTGTAAAAACCCTTTTTCTTGTACTGGATATACAAATCACCCCCATGCCGCGGGTCGAATTGGATCGCCACCACATTCGAGCTTGCGAACGCCGAATACTTCTGCCCCAGCAAAAACGATTGCTCATCCGGCAAGTCGCCTTCGCCCGTGTTGACGCTCTTGTAGACCTTGGGAGCCTTTGGCGCTGGACCAGCCCACGGCCACGCTTGCCGTGAATCCACGATCCGCTTGCGAGCTTTCAGGAGCTGTTCGCGGGAGTGTGCCGTGCGTTTTTCGATCTGAAGGCGAGCTTGTTCTTGTTCGTGCTTGGCATCCCGTTCGTGACGTTCTTGCGATTCGCGCTCGATTCGCTGCTTCTTGACGAATTCCAGAGCCTTTTGCTCGTCAGCAATCGCCCGCTTGCGTGCTGCCTCATTTCCTTGCTGTTTTGCCGCTCGGATGCGACGAATCGCATCTTGAGCTTCCCGATTGCCAACGTCTTCGGCACGCTCGGCGCGATCCGCCATCGCACGAGCCCGGCGCTCTTTTTCAGCGGCTGCTTGCTGTTTCCGCTCAAGCATGCCCTGACGCACGCCGCCGAAGATCTTGTCGGCAATCTTGCGGAATAGGCTCGGCATCGCCTGTTACCTCATCGGTGCAACAGCCTGCGCTACTCGGCGCAGGTTCATCGAATTTTGCACAGGCGATCCTTCGTGAGTGCCGCTCACAGCAGCTTCAAGAATGGCACGCATTGCTTTCGGATTATTGATTGCGACTCGCAACCTTCGGTCTTTACCTACCTCTTCCCCGATGATGCCGTGTTCGTCCAGGAGCGTGGCAATCGTGTCTCCGGTGATATTGCCGCTGAACTTGGTTCCCGCAAGTGCCTTGGCAACCGGGTAAGCTGCCGTCATGGTAGCGCCGCCGTGGGCATAGCCCGCTTCGGACCCTCTGATGCTTTCGATTTTCTTGGCAATCTCTTCGCTTGCTCCTGCCGTTGGCTGTGCAGATGTCGCCGCTGGCTTTGCCGCGCCGCCTTTCGCCTTCGTGTACATCGCGGTGATTTGTTCCGGCGAATAGTTGTCGGCGTCATCCGAGCCGATAGCCCCGCTGTCAACCAAGAAATCGGCCATGTCGTCAGTAGACGGAGCTTTCGCGCCGGTGCCCGTCTTGCCAGCACTCAGGCTCTGCGCCAGCTCGTTCGCCGAGTGCGTGAACTGACCGCCTTCCGGCACGCCTTTGCCGACGTGTTCGTGCCCACTCGCGTCGGCATAGCGGACCCGTTGCCGCAGCGATCGCATCAGTTCGCGTGGACTTTTCATCGCTTCAAATCCTCATGCGTCAGCGCCGTAACGCTCACTGAACATTCCGGGAATAGACCGCGAATTCTCGCCGCGTTCTTGTATGCCATCGCCTCTGGATTGTAGGCTGGTCTATCGACGTGGTAACAGAATTCCTGTTCGTACTGCACGATGCCACGCGAATCGGTCGCGAGAACTTTCCAGAGTATCCGATGATCGTCTTCGATTCCAGGCATTCCTGTCAGGTCGTTACTCATCACTTCCTCCTCACTCCCGTGATCTTGCCGTCCTTGTCCTTGATGATCTCCATTTCTCCAGTCGGCATCCGATCCAGCAGCTTGCCCATCAGCTTCTCGAAGCACTCCGTTTGCTTGCGGATGGCGTCCGCAACCGGAGTCATGTCCACATGCACGTTCACGACCGGAGCATCCATGTGAGGATTGAATTCGTACTTCGGGTGCGTCTCGAAGTTCGGCGCTTCGACGGTCACTTGGGGCGCCCCGATAGTGACCTGCGGCGCAGGAATCTCGCGGGCTGCGAACCGCTCGATCGCTTCCGTGAGCGGGCCGAAGTCCGGCGCGGCTATCTGGTTTGTGAACTCAGGCAGCAGCATCTTCGCGTCAACGGTCCTGACGTTCTCGACCAGATTCGCCTTGGTCGTGCCAACCCTCTGCTTGATGACATCGGCCACGGCACGCATTAGCACGGCTTCACGGTTCATAGGTATTTCTCCAGAGCGGCGCGGCACTCGTCATAGTACGCCTTTTCTTCCTGCGATTCGTAGGTTTCCTTCTCCTTGACGCACTTCTCGATCAAGCCGTCGATCAGCTTACCCTTGGTCGAACCCGTCACGCCGTACTCGCGTGCCAGTTCCTTCAACTCGTCCACCGTGAACTGCTTGGCAATCGCCGCGATGACCGCTTCCACTTCCTCGTCAGTGGCGTCCTCGGGAATCTCGCTCAAGCGCTCTAGGGCGTGCTCGACTGTCTTGCTGTGACTGCGACGGTACTCGGATGAGCGACCGTCGGCGTATCGCAACTTCTCCTCGAATTCCGCGTATGACTGACTGCTCAGCAATTCTTTCAGCGTAGCCCGCGCCTTGGTGGCAGCACGGCTCACTGTACTCTTATGTTGCCCTAAAGCCTCGCCGATCTGCTCTACAGTTTGCCCTTCAAGAAGCTTGCCGATGATGCTGCGCTCCGCCTCTGGCAACTTTGCGATGGCAGCATGCAAATCATCGGAGCGCGTATCAGCACGCGGCTGCTCTGCGTCGAAGCTCTCTGGCATCTGCTGCTGCGGCCGGCGTTGCTTCGCTCGCAGAATATCCGTGAACCTGTTGTTGATCGCTCGGGAGGCGAAGTTCTTGAACGGCCCCTTCGATTCATCCCAGGCGTCCGCCGCTTGCAGCATGGCGATATTCGCTTCTTGGGCCAGATCGTCCACCTCGCCGTAGCCCTGCTTGGCTTTCTTGTACGCCATGCCGATTGCCAGGTCTTCGTTGTCGGCGAGCATCTGCGATTTCTGCTCGTCTGTAAGCTTTTCAGGCTGCGCGGCGGGTTTATTCTGCAAATTTGCAGAATTAATTTCCGGCGGATTTTCGGCCGGTTTTTGCTCAGCTTCCTTCTCTTTCTCGGCAGCCTTTTTGCGATCCTTGTCTACCCGTTCAAGGGCTCCGATGGCTTCGTGGATTGGCTTGCCGTGCATCTCGGGAGTGCCGCCGCGCTGGATTTTGCCGTTCTCGTCAACCTCGACATGGAATCCGCCGACGTGTTTCTTGTCGCCATCGACGTGACCGCCCATCGTTACCCAACTGAATTTCAGCCTGTCCGCTGTGTCAACTGCCCCCTCAAGCGGATTTGGTTTGTCATTCGCCTGTCCGTTTGCTTGCTCGCCGCCTGGCGCCAAGTCTCCCGGTGGCTTCACGTGCCCGCTCGTGGCCTGCTGCGCCTGCAAGGCTGCCGCGCCGCCGATGGTCGTGTCCGTCGGCCGCGGCTTCGACAGCCCCAGCTTCTCGCGGGCCTCATCTTCGACGATCTCGCCGCCCATCTCCACGAACACCTTTGCGCCTTCCGACCATTTCTTGATGTCCGGATCATCAACCTCACTGACCAGCCTTGCCGGAATCTCTGCATACTCCGGGTAGCTGAATCGCTTGATATTATCCAGGATATCTGTCGTGTTCGTGTCGTCGAACTTGCGAGCGTCCAGCTTCGTAATCTGCCAGTTCGTGCGGCTCGCAAGTTCGCTGCGGCCCTTGTCGCCGAAACCAGCGGAGAAGTCGTCGCTACCCCCGGTCATGTTCTGGCCGACGATATATCTTTCGATGTACTCCTCAACGTGCTTCACGATCGTAGACAGAAGATCAGCCCCTGTGCCTGCCATCTCCACGATGTCCACTGCCGGCCGGTTCGGGTTGTTCGGATCGTAGGGAACCGCGATGTTCACCTTGTCGCTCTGGTCTTTCGCGGCCTGCAATATTGCAGACTTGCTCGCGTTGTTCCCCTGTTCGTAGTACCAGAGTTTGATGCCGAGTCCCGTGCGCGCACACCAGTCCGTGATGTTGGCGAGATATTCTTGTCTGAGCCACCAGTACCAGAACACCACCGATCGAATGCCGACGCCGTACAAGCTGCCAGCCTTCCACGGCTGCCAGTAGCTGCTATCGATGCACTGATGCTTGTGGATACGGAAGCGTGACCGCCAGTTGCCCTTGAGAAATAGAGCTTTGCCGCCGATCGTCGTGAACCCGAGTGAAGCGTGTTCCGCCTTCAAGTCCGGCACCATCGGTCGCGGCGGTAGCTGGTCATCGCGCTGCCACCGGCCGTCGTGATAGCGGCGGAATTCAGCGTTTGCCGACTGGTAGGTGTTCAGTGCCACGATGGGGCTGACGAGAATGTACGGCGTGCCGTCGAAGTCGTAGTCGATCTTGTCGCCTTCGATCGGCTCGTGGTTCCGCATCCACAGAACCTTACGCGTCTCGTACTCGCCTTCGCTGGCAACCATGCTCGCCGGCACGCCCGGTGCCGACGCCAGCCGCGGCATCGCGGGCACCTGTACGTTCTTGTACACCCAATCGAATTGATCGCCCGCCCGCCCGAACCAGAGCGCTTCCAGACCGCTCATGGTCAGGTCTGTGTATCGCGGCAAGTTCTTGTAAAGTTGCGTCAGCCCGTCCGCGAGCGCCTTCTGTATCGGATCGCGTGGGTTATCGACTTCGACATGCCATTTGAGCGTGGCTACGGCTCGCTTGCGTTCGTCAATGAGCGACATGAGCCACGCATCGTTGCGCATGGCTAGCGCGTCCTCACGCGAGAAGTACATCGCCTCGTCGTATTGGCCGTGGTAATAAGTCCGCCAAGCGCCGCCGATGATGCCGCCGAATTGCAGGATGTGTGGCAACGCGAAGTCGGCGTCTGGGCCGGGGACGGCGCCGACGACGCGCGCGAACCGGGACGTGGCCGAGCCGTTGCGGTTTTCCTCTTGCGGAAACCGATTCGGCTGCCGATTGACTGTCGGCCGGTGGTTCTGTAGGAATGGCAGCACGGCGGCTCGCTTTCGCGAACCGAAACGTCCCATTGACCGCTAGTATAGCAGTTTCTGCGTCAGTATGCTTCTGCCCAAATCTCCATCACGCGATTCGCGGCATCGACGGAAAACCAGTCGTCTTTGTCTCGAAGCTTACCTTCCATGTCAATCCACCATCCGTTCGGAAGGCCGGCGTTTAGTTCAGCAATCTTGCTAAGTTCGGTCTCAAGATTTTCTGGACCGAGACCACCAGCATATCCGATCGGCTTGTCCGTCGTCGGCCGTTCCCATTTATTCGGAGAGATACCACGTCCGCCGCTGCCGTCAACAAGGATCGCGTGGTTCGGAGATTCAACCGGAAGAAGCCAAAGGTTCTTTGACGTGTGCTGAGTGACAATCTGGACAGTTGGATAGCGGCTACAAATCTGAACTACTTCTGCTGGTTGCAGATTGCCGTTGACCTGGACGCGGCCGAATCGCTCGACAAGTCGGTCAAGTTTTCTCGCATGCAATTCATCGCGAGCGCGTCCGCCGCAAATGTGCAGTGCAGCCCTGCCGTTCAAAGCAGTCGCCACGTCCAACAACCATTCGACGCAAGGATAGCGGTTGCGTCCGTCCGGTGAGAACGTGAGCAACAGGCCGATTTCCGCGCCGAAACGAACTAGCCTGTGCAGGTCAACGATGGAGGTTCGTTCATCCGCCCCTGTCAAAGTAATGCCTGTCATTTATGTTCTCCAACGATAGCATCGAACACCGTTTGCGGCAAGATCGTCGAAAGGTTGTCGCACACAAGCTGGCACCGTTCCTCATCCCAGCCACGACTTGCACACGACCAGCATCCATTGCACGGCAAGCAACCTTGCAGACTCGTCGCCTTCGGGTAGAACGAATAGATTTTCGCGCCCACGCTCCAGCCGCAAACGATGATCGTCGGCCGCCCCATGATGCCTGCCAAGTGCGCCAGCCCGCTATCTGCGCTGACCACGCAAGCCGCGTTCAGCAGGATGCCGGCCGTCAATTCGGGAGCGATCGGCGCGTCTTCGCTGTGAATCGCCTTCGCCGACCGGAACTTCTCCACTGGCATCGGGTCTGTCTTCCGCAGTGAGCCGAGCACGATGGTCTGCATGCCGGCCTTGTGCAGCATGTCCTCCAGTGCCAGCCAATAGAACAGCGGCCAGTCTCGGCTGCGCAAGTCCGTGAACGGGCACAGCACCACATACCCGGCGAACTGCTTGCCGGTTTCAGCAATCGCCTCTGTATTTCGCAGCGTAGGCAACTGCGGCGTGACGCAGCCGAGGTTGCGGCAGTAGCGCTCCAGCCGCGTAATCTCGGCGGCGTGCTGGATTTCCCGCTTGTAGCCGAGGTTCATTTGCAGGTCGCGTGGATCGCACTTCTCCGGGAACTCGTCCCATGTAGCGTCCCAATCGTGATCCGCCAGCCCGTCGTAGCCGCCGTCGAACAGCGCCACGAACGGTATACGGTGCGCGGCCACCTTGTAAATGATCGTCTTCCGAGCAAGTTGCAAATTTGCAACTTGCTCCAGGCGAGCCCGCAAACCGCGAATCGCACACAAGCCAAGCAGCGCGTCGCCGAGGCCGCCGGCTCCCATGTTTACCCACAGCTCACCGTCGCACTCGCCGGGCTTGCGCTTCGGGCGCCTGCCGGTGACGGCTTCCAGAGAGCCGGGTTCAGCCAGCACGAACGGCGTGCCTTTGGTGATGATGCGGACGCTCATGTAGATTTATCCTGATCCACCCGAATGCCATTTCTCAAAATAGGAATCCGGACAGCATCCGAAGGCACGTCGATTTCAATGCTGGAATTCTTTGATAAATCGATATGCTTGCCAGCATCTTCTAAAACTTTCCATTCTCCGCACCATTCAAAGGATTGCGTATTTGGCCAAACTCCATCCCAGCAGCCTTGTACCTGTTGTTGCGGTTGGGGTGCCAGCACCGGAGGAAACCTGTGGCACTCGCCATCTTCAACGTGTACTTCTCCAAGTAGTTCCCAAAATAGGCACGTCTCGCATCGTTTGGCGCGTTCACTCATATTACCTCCAGTGGCGTCGTCACGTCCCATCGATGCGATTCGCAAATTTGCAGAACGTACTCGGCAGTCGCACGCTCCGTCCACTTGCTGTTGACGTGTTCGTACCCTTGATCGTAGATCTGGAACGCTGCTTCTGGATTGTCGATGACCCATTGCAGCTTTTCGCCAATGTTCGTTTTCAGGAACGTCTCGCCGTCCGAATCGACTTGATATTCCACGCACGTCACGCCGTCCCGCAACGGCTCTCGCAGCACGATTGACAGCGGCCCTTGTAGCAGCACGGTACGCGCAAGCACTTCGCATATTCTAAACGCGCCGCTGCCGTATCCGTCAAAGCTGACGCTGCACTTCGCGTTCTCAATGCGTGCGAAATACTCGCGCTGTGGCAGTCGTGGTGTTCCGTCCTCTTCGATAAGCCGCACAGTCTTTTGGCATGGGTGGGCGCGAAGTTCTTGCGTCAGGTTGACTCTCCACGGATGAGAACCGCCCCACCAGCAAAACAAGTCTTCCGCACGCCGCATGTACTGCTCGCGGCTCGGGCGTGCGTGGCATACGGAGTGGGCGTATAGAGGATAGTCGATGGGGTGGTAAGACTTCGGATACTGCATGTCGGCGAACATTTCACGCAGGAAGTACGGGAAACTGCGGCCTTCCAGAAAATGATGAAGCCGTTCTTGCTGGCCAGGATTCTTCGTGTCGTGCAACTTTGCCGATCCCGTAAACGCGTTCGCGTACTGACGGCGAAGACTGTGCGTGCACCGCGTTCCCGGCCCGTACTCGGCGGTATCGATGAATGCGAAACGAACGTTCTTTTCCGTGGGAAACGGCGGATACTGGTAATCGGTGCGGTGCGCGCTTTGGTTTACCACCAGCAGAAGGTCATACATCTGCTGATCGCGGTACGCTTCGACGGAGTGGCCGAGCTGCTGCAAGCCGCGCTCTAGGCCGACGACGAGCGGTGAGCCGCCCTGGGATGACAGGAAGAAGCCGATTCTCAAAGGTCAATCTCCACGAAACCGCAAGCCGCGTTGATGATGCGTGTGTTGCCGAGCCGATACTCGCCGCGTCCTTCGTGAAGATGCCCGCAGGTGACTAGCTTTGGCTGGATTATCTCGATTGCCTGCCGCAGCGATGGCGAGCCTTGCGGGCCGCAGTTAGGGACGTAATCACCGCGTCCAAACGGCGGACCGTGGCAGACAAGAATGTCGGTATCTGCCGGGATCATCGACCACTTTTTCTCAAGTTCTGGTTCAGGAAGATTAAACGCAAGCGCGTCCCATTTCTTGACCCACGGTGCGCCCCAAATTCGTAAGCTTCTGAACTCGAACCAATCTTCGCAGAGAATCTTTATCGCTTGGCGATTGAATTGAATCGTCGCGTTGCTGCATTGTTCCAAACAGGTGTCATGGTTTCCGCCGACTGCAATCGTAAACGGCGCACCTTTTGATGCCCACGCCGCCCACTCATTACGCAGCCACGACAGCCACCGCTCGTCCGAATCGTCTCGCGGACCTAACGGATTGCCCCCCGTCAGGTCGCCGCTCACAATGAGTAGGTCGCATTCCGGTATAGTTGGCAGCGAACCGTGCTGGTCGGCAATGATGGCGATTCTCATGCTGTCAGCTTACGACGTGTGGGACACGCCGGCTACGCGCATTCCGCCACCGCCTTCGGTTCACTTCGCCGCAGGATGTATCCGGGGAGTTGGCCCATGCTCGCTTCGTAACGAGCTCCCGTCGCCCCGTGGTTGTAAGGGATGCCCAGCGCTGCACGCACATCAGCTTCAAGCCGGTCGCGCTCGCGAACTAGGTCTTCCGCCGATAAGTGATCGGTGAACGTGTATGCCTTGTACTCGCCAGGTATCCCTTTGTATACGCCCGCGTTCTCCGAACTGAAATCTACTTCGTAGCTGTGCAGACGGTCTCCGTTCTTCGCGGTGTAGGTCCAGACCATAGGCGACGTTTCAATGGCTTCGTCGAAATACGGCGTGCCAGCGAAAACGCTGATTACTGTGGCGTCGAAGTCGTCGGGTTTCTCAGTCAGCAGCCAGTCGCGTGTCTCGGCAATCGTCTCCATGCTCTCGCCTGGATGCGCGAGCGAACAAAGTGCCTTCACTTTCAGCCCGTGCTTGTGCGCTGTTCGCAGCATAAGGCTGTTGTCTTCGCGCGTGGCCTTCTTGTTGATGTTTTCGAGGATGCGCGGCGAACCGCTCTCGAATCCGCACAGCAGCCAGCGGAAGCCGGCCCGGTACATGGCTTCGGCTTGCAGGTCGTTGAACAGCTCGGCCTTCACGAATCCTCGCAGGCGCAGGTCCAGGTTCATGTTGGCGATGCCGTTCATCAGTTCCACGAGTGACTTGGAAACGTTCAACTCGTCATCGTAGAACATGATGCCGCGGGCGCCGTAAACATCGACCAGCTGGCGAATCTCGCTCAAGATGCTCACCGTTGACCGCGTGCGGATGCGCCGCAACATTGCCGACTGTCGGCCTCCGCAGAACGCGCACGCGAAGGGACAGCCCAACTGCCCGATTAGGCTCAGGGCCGGTTCTGCCCCGTCGATAGAATATCGGTACGAAGAAACGTCTACCAAATGCCTCGCTGGAAACGGGATTTCTTCATACCGCTTGCTCGTCAGAAACAGCTTGCCCTTCGGATCGTCCGCGTCGATGACCTTGGGAGCGTCCGGCTTGATCGCCTCGAATATCGCGTCGTCGCCGTCGCCGACCACGATGCAATCGAACATCGCCGTCAGCTTGTCCCATGCTCGCGAGGCGCGTCCGATTTCTTTTTCTCTTTTGAGAGCCGCGTGGATGAGTGTCGGATGAGGTCCGCCAAGTATAACTCGAACGCCCCGGCTTCCCTCGCGGATTGCAGCAACGACTCGCGAAGCTGCCGGCATCTGAGGAGTAGTCGCTGTAATACCATAGAATTTCGCTTGGCTTCGGCTGGCGTGGTCTTTGACTGCTTGCTCATAATTGGCAATCCCCGATAGGTCCAGCATCTCCACGACGTACCCTTCACGCTCCAGGCAGGCAGCAACCCGCAGGATGCCCAGCGTGAGGAACACGCGCTCGTCAAGCAAGAACACAGACGGCGGCGTAATCAGGCAGATCGGCGTTCGCACGGCACGGCTCGCTTTCGCGAACCGGAGCGTCCCATTGCCGTCTATGCTACGCTAACTGCCCATCGAAATCATGTCCCACGCGCACGACGAGCAGAGACTTCTCAGCGAATCGACCTGCTTGCCGCATCCAGAACACGGAACCATCTTCACCGGCTCGCCAGATTCATCTCGCTTGCGAACCTGTTCGTGGCACTCGCGCAGAGACGCCCACATTACGACGGCAATCGGAATCACGATCAGGACCAAAATCACCAGAACTGTAATCGCTTCGTCCATTGGTCTACGCGCTCCTTTATGTCCGCACCACCCTCAGCGTCACGCACACGTCTTCCTGAGACTGGCAGCAGCCGAACCGCTCGTCCACCGCTTGCTTGACTCCAGCAAACTGGTCTCCATAATCGTGGAAGGCCCAGATTCCGCCCGGACGCAGCTTCGACTCCCACAAGGCGATGTCCTGCTTGACACCGGCGTAAGAGTGATCGGCGTCAATGAAGATCATGTCGTACATGGCTTCGATAGTCGCCGACGCTTCCTGTGACGTGCCAACGTAGGACATCAGGAACTTCTTGCTATCGTATCGCTCCGTGGCCCTCAAGAAATCACGATAGGTCGTCAAGTTCTCCATCTGCCTCACGCCGTCTGTCGCTGCCCGGAATGTGTCCACACAAGTCAGCGACTTTGCTGTCAAGCCCATGCCCCACGCCGAGCCGCCACGATAGCAGCCGACCTCCAGCACGTCGCGGTTGCAGGCGAGTTCGATCAACTTTTCCAGCTCGCCGACGTGCAGGTAGACGCAGATTTCGAGCTTCTTGGCGATTTCAAGTAGGTTCACAGAGTACCCTCGTCATGCTCCCAGGATCAATATACGTCACCGGTTTGCCGTCGTAGTCCCGCACACAGTAGCCGATCTCGCCGATTACCGCCAGCAGCGATTCGACGCTCTCGCCCACCGATGGCAAACTTGCCGAATGCACCTCCAGGAAGATCAGCGGTTTGCAGCGTTCGATCAGCTTGCGAGCGCCGCGCAGCACCTGCACTTCGTAGCCCTCCACGTCGATCTTCATGGTGTCGAAGTCGCCGGTAATATCGTCGATCTGTCGTTCAGTCACAGTCGCCGTTTCCAGACTGACAATGCCGGCAACAACGTGCTTCCAGTCCCGACCGACTTCGATCAGCCGCTGCTTATCCCCGGCAAACATCTGAATTGCTTCGATTCGATGGCCAAGATTCGCTTCGATGTGTTCCCAAAGAATAGGCCACGCCCACGGCGACGGCTCGATAGCCACTGCCGAAGTTCCCGGCCGACTCGTGAACACCAGCGAGAAGAATCCGAACAGCGCTCCCACGTCCAGCAATCGCTTGCGCCCGCGCGTCAGCCGCGCGAATGCCGCCATCTCAGCTACCATGCCGGTCGGCCCGCGGTCGGTCGCTTCCGGACGGTCGGGATGGAACACGTAAGAGGCTGTTCCTTCTTCGGTCAGCTTGAAGGAGGCGTCGTAGATCGTGAAGTCGATCAAGTTTGTCTCCACGTTTTTCCAGAAGTACGGGATCACGCCAGTCCCCAATGCTTGATAAATATCGGCATCAGGTCATTCTTGGCTCCTCCGTTGAAATGCCAGACAAGCGGCGCTGACCCCGTCACCTTGTTCACCATTCGCCCGTCTGTAAATTCTCCGAATTCCTCCATCGTACACGATGACAGGCACTGGAATATTTCGCACTTCGTATCCAGCACCATCGGCGTCGGTCGAGCGGCGAACAGTATCTGATACCACGTACCGTCGTTCACATTGACGGTAACGCCTGCGCCGCCGTGCAAGGCGTCCATGGCAACGTGATCGTCGTGGATGTCGTCCAGGTTCATCGCTTCGTAGAACGCCAGGATGTTCGCCGGCTTGCCGATGAACAGGCCACCGTTCAAATATCGCCAGGGCGTGCCGGGATCTGGGAAAGCCCACCGTAAGCCTGGCGCCGGCGGAAACTGGTCTTTCTCGGCGTTGAAAAGAATCTCGTCCCCGCCACCCCATCGCTCGGCAACCGCGTCGGGATGGGCCGTGAACACCACATCGAATGCGTCGGCGACGATCAGCACATCAGCCTTGCAGTGGCCCTCCCGCAACCACTGCCGGATGCGGCGGGGTTTTGTCATCAGGCCATTCCATGTCTCGTTCAGGCCGAGAATCGTTGGCTCGACGCCGAACCGATTCAAGCTGGCGATAAATACGTGCGGCTTGTAATACGTCTCGAATTCCCGAGGCGTCCGGCTCATCACGCTTACGACTTCGCACTTCATTCTTTCTCCTTGACATAGATATTTCGCCCGCACGATGGGCACGTTATAAACCAACCATCCTGCATGTCTTGGCCAATGGCACACTTGGCAGCATCGCTGCGAACGCATTCGACTTGGCATCCGCAACCGCCGCACTCGCCGTCCATTGGCTTGTCGTTTTCGCCCCTGCCAGCTTTGGTAACGCGAATCATTGTTTGAACCCCGTGATTGTATCGTGTCCAGAACACCAGCGGTCCGTTTGCAGCCGATCGAATCCCGCGTCCCGCATCATCGCCACCATGTTCGACTTGCTATGCAGGTACGCGTGCTCGTTCGCGACGAACATGCGCGAGTCCAGCGGCAGGCCATCGGCCAGCGGCAGCATCAGGAATAACTGGCCACCTGGCTTGAGCAGGCGTGCGCACTCGGCGAGGAATTCCGTTGGCTGCGTGCTGTGCTCGAACACGTCGGATGCCAGGATGTAGTCGTAGGTTTGCTTTTTCAACAACTCAGCAATCACATCGGGAAACATGCCTGTAAAAATGGCGTCTGCCGCGTGTGCACTGATGGCGTCGATCGCGATAGCGTCCGCCGGATCAATGGCGCAAACGTACTTGAACCGCGCCGCCCACTTGAGCCAGTACAGCATACGTCCCGGTGCGCAGCCGATCTCTAGCGCCGTTCCCCGCTCGCTCGCGATCCTGTCGAGGATGAAGCGGCTCTTGCTCACGCCGTTCTCGGTGTGCAGGTCACAATTGTACGCCTGGGAGTACATGTCGCTATGGCCGTTCTTCTCGCTCCAGTAGTTGTCAGCGTAATCGACCTGGAGCAAGAGGCTGCAATAGGTGCCGCACTGACAGAGTTTATAATCAGCCGGGATGCCGGTCCACTCGGGGCCTAAAACGCCGCCGTCAGGATCGTTTCTAATCCAGACTTTGTGCTGGCACGACATAGGTAAAAACCATCACTTCTGGAAACTCTGCAAATTTGCAGAATTAAATTTTTCGGCAACAACACGCTTAATCTGGCAGCTTTTTGACAAGTTCGGGATGATCTCGCTGCCAGTCGAGTATCCGGTGAGCATGATCGTGGGCGGCCTTGCAATGATCGGCTGAGCATCCAGCGCGTTTGCATGCTGCCCAATAGTCAAATATAGCGGCCGGGGCGAGCGGATCGGTAGCACGCAACAAAAACACAGGCTCGTTCGGGTGAAATTGCTTCTTCTCAGCGGTGATTTCACCGTATTTGCCTTCGCATGCCGTTGCCATCGCTCACTCCTTGTGTACTTTGCCTAGTTATTTTTGCGGCCAGCGTAGATGATGCTGTACTCTTGCGGGTTCTCGGAAACGAAGCGGTCGAGGATGGTCGTGTAGTGCGGCCCAAGGCACTTGGTTAGTTCGCCGACGAAGCTCTCTCTTTTATGGGATTTATTGTCTACGTCGATAGGCAGGTGTCTCTGAACGTAGGCGCGGAATCGATCGTGGTCCGGCACCGCGATGATAAGATAGCCGCCAGTTTTCAGTACGCGGTCCCACTCGCGCAGGATCATGTCCCAGTTGTCGAAATCTTCGAGCAAGTGGCTCGCGTGCAGGAAGTCGAGTGTTCCGTCCTTGAACGGCAAGTCGAAAATGGCGTCGTCGGCGTGCCAGTGCAGGCGAGCCTCGGGGCGTGTCGAGTTGTAGAGGCGGTAGAGCTCGGCGCTTAGCTCAATCTGGATGCACCAAGGGGTGAGCGGATCTCCTGCGCTGCCTATGTCGATGCCGTTGCCGCCCGCGAGATGCGCGACGAGCGGGCGATGCTTCGCGGTTTCACTCATTCTTCGATCCTCGCCAAAATATCCTCTTCTGTGACGCACCTGCACATGCTGCCATCGGTCCACTCGATGCCGTCGCCCGCGAACACCTTGAACACCACGCGGTCGCCGGCCTTCACGCTGACGGGGCGCGACTGGCGTTCTTCTTTAACGATGTTGACCATTTCCGTAAATAGACCGTCCTTGCCGTTCGCTATGGCAATCTTGCAACGCCGCATGATTTCGCCGTCGTCCAATTCGCACGGCTTGCCCACGCCGACTGCCAGCACGCGGCCCGTCATCGGACGATCCTTCTGCGCGAACCGCTGGCTCACCATGATGCCGCCACGCTTCTCTTGGCTGCCGTCCTGGATGACGATGATCTTGCCTGGCATCGGTTGCATCATTTCTTCACCAGCGCCTTTCGTTTTCGTTTCTTCGGTGCTAGCGCCAGAATCGCCGCTTCCAATTGGTCCAGACGCCGGTTCAAACCTTCCATCGCCGGTATCAGCCGGTCCACCAGCACCATGTATGCCTGATTCGTGACTTCGATGCGCGCCGTCTGCTTGAACACGTCACGCAATTCGCTCATCGCCTTCGCCGTACGGATAAGGTTGGCGCGGTCAAGGTGCGAGAACTCCGTCTGTAACAACAGGTTTTCCGGCGCATCGCAGTGGAACTTGTCGTACTGGTCCGCCCGATCCATCAGCGACGGTTTGCCGCCGTTCGTGAACGGAGACTGGTCAAGTATCGTCGGTATGCTCGGCAGTCGGCGAACTTCGCTGAGATTCACGTTGTCTGGCATAGGTAAAAACCAATATTCTGCAAATTTGCAGAATTAACGCCCCTGTTCATGCCAAAGCCTCTGTTGCCGTCGATGAGCCACAGCTAGGACAGTAGCCATCTCGCGTTTGCACCCAAGTCATGCAGCGAATGCACCAGCCGGCAAATACCTGATTTCTTTCGATGAAGTCCATTGCTCTGGCCATCGGACAATACGGCTGATGTCTTCCGGTACTTGGCGTTTCCAGGCACGTACATTTTTCGTTCATCGACCTTGCCCAAAAATTCCCCGCCGCGTCCGTCCCATCATCGGCCCGTGGCCGTAAACCTGCGGCTGCTCGTCGTGTTGCTGCGCGAACCGCTCCTGCACCGTCAGCCGCTGCACGTCGATCGCTGAAGGTGCCACGAAGTTCGTATCATGCCAGCAAAGATTGGCTGCGTCCAGACCATCCGGACTCCTCCCCAGACGTTCTTCCGTCCGCGGCTTTTCCTCCACCACTCGCCTGCCAGCTCCATCTAGCTGCCACTCGGGAGCCATCGCTTGCAACTTCAACTCGACTATCTGACGCTTCGGCAGCAGCCCGAACTTCACGAACCCCGCTTCGGCCTTCTTTACGGTCTGAAACCACAGCATCGACCGCATCTTCGGATACTTGCGCAGGTCCACGCCATCAACCGTGCTCGCGTTGATGCTGCACGCATTGTAGCCCGCTTCCTGTAAATGTCCCACAAGATCGCGGCCGCCTACCGCATCGTCGATGTTCACGCGAATCTGCGTCGGCACGCAGCGCGTCTGCCGGCCAGCTTGCTCCATTGCCCGGTTAACTAGTTCCGCAAGTTCGCGGCAACGCTGAATGACCTCGCCCTTCTTCCTGGGTCCGCTCCAGCCGTTCGCTTCGAGGTGCCGCAGAGAGTACGGTCCCCAGCGGTCGTGCATGGCGGTGACGCCGCTGGTGTTCGACAGGTCAACGCCGAGGACGGGCCACTCATCGAGCGGAAAAGTTGCTGCCAGGATCGGCTTGGCGCACACTTCCCACAGGCTGTCCTTCCAGACTGATGTTGTGCCTTCGCTCGGCCAGACGCCCTGAACGCGCGACATGAACTCCGGACCGGGCCGCCACCATCGATTACTTCCGAGTGGCCATTCGATATCGGTCGCCAGATGCTCGTCTTGCGGCCTTAACGGGTCGCACCAGTCCTTGACCCAGGTATCCACTTGGCTCATGCTGACCGCTGCTTTGATCTGCGCTCCTTCTCCCGTGATGTTCGGGTGATCCAGGGCACTCATCGTGAACACGTTCCACTTCGACTTAAACTCCGCATCTGGATCGTCCGATAATGTCGGCAAGCCGGTGTGCTTATTCACCAACTCGCCCTTGCCCTCTTCCTGATACGCGATGCTGGTAACATCGGTCGGGTTGAAGATGACGAGCCATCCGTGTTCCGGGTCGCTCTTGAACATCGTCTCCGTGGATACCCAGAACGGATTGGCAACGCCCATCGCCTCGTCGAACACGAAGAACAGGTACTCGGGATGCCGCCCCTGAAAGCTGACGCCGCCTCTTGCCGTGTACCCCTTCGCGTAGTGCTGCGGCCCCGTGCGCATCTCAGGCGCCACGTCGCCGATGAAGTCCATCGGCAATCCAGCAGCAAGCCTCTGCGCACGAATCTCTGCCCACAGCAAATCCTTCACATCACGGTCGGTCGGGGCCGTGCTGATGACTACGCCAGGATCGAAGCAGTCGTACCGCCAGTTCACCGCCACGGCCGCCACCATGGTTTTCCCAACTGAATGGCCGGACTTGACCATCGTGCGGTACGGCGGGATGACCAGTGAGCGCAGGATGTCCTTCTGGACCGGCGTCAGCGTGAATATCTTCAACTCCTGCTCCGCATACTCCACCGGGTCCGCCCGATAGCGCTCCAGTTCCGCTTGCGTGAAGCGCCCCTGCTGCGGACACACCCGTGAGCCCATCAGCTCCGCGATGTTCTTCACGCTGATGAAGTCTTTTGCCATTTTGCTGTCCCACAAGCTTCGATGTGAATATGATAGCCGATAGGAGACCAACCATGAACGATGAACGACTCAATCGGATACGGCAGCGACTGACCAACATCGAAGACACAGCCGATCTTGTGAACATCCTCGAAGACGTTGCTAACGAACTGGTCAGCCTGCGCGAAGAGACTGACCGCCTGCGCTCGCAGATCGCGTCGGCGCCCGGCTGCACCATCGACCCGATTCCAACCCAGCGCTTCAACGAACACATCCTCGCCGTGGCCCAAGAACTCATCGACCAGACAGGCGGCGCGGCACAATCTGGCATCGTGGAGTGCCTGCAAGCCGAGAACGCCGACCTGCGCCAACGGCTCGCCGTCCATGTGGCCTGCACGTGTGGCGAACCGAACAAGTATGGCGTCCATCACTTCACTGACGGCATGCCTTGCGTTGTCATTGAGACGCCAAGCAAACAAGTGGCCTTCGGATCGGCAGTCGTTTTGACAGATATACCGCTCGGATATGGCACGCCAACCTTCGGAGACCCAGTGGTTTACGCGAATCCGCAAATTTGCATATGCCCCGACTGGATGCTCGGCTCTGGCCTGCCGCATATCCCCGAGTGCCCGCACAGCAAGAGGACGCCATGACACCCTGGGTACAAAAGTACGACGTAGGCAAGACGCCGACCGGCTTGCTGGTCGCCAGTACGTCACAGGCTGCGCAACCTTTCGACATGCTGATCATACCTGGAGGATTGAAAGACGCCGTGAAGTTCGGCCCATCGCCGGTCTCGAAAATGTGGCCGGTATGGTGCTTGTCCCAGGAACTACCTGGCTTCCTCTCCGAAGGCCGCTTCAACCTCGCCAAAGACATACTCGACGCCCACGACGACTTCGAGCGCCGACTGTCCCAGACCGCCCTCGCTCGCTGGGCCGCGGAGAACGAGTGATGGAAAACAGAACCCACAACATCAAGGTCCGCCTCACCGCCGACGAACGCGCCGCCTGCGAGAAAGCCGCCCGCGATGCCGGCTTCGCATCGCTCTCCGACTTCATACGGCACAAGCTGGGGCTGAACTGAAAATCACACTATACAAACTAGTTTCCATTTGTTATCATAGTTAGAATTACCAGCGTCTAACTACACGAATGGAGCAAAAATGGGCCGCCCAAAGAACGAACGACAAGGCAAGCAGATCACGATCTACCTCACCCCAGAACGCCTCGACAAACTCGGTTCCGACCCACGCAAATCCATCTACCGAATAATTGACGAAACAGACGTTAATGACATCGTCCACGCTCCTGAACCTGGAGTAAGCTTCGCCGAGCCTACACCTGTATCCAGGACGCAGACAACGAACGTAGTCTACTGGAAATGCAAGTGCGGTCGTAAAGTCTTTACAGCAGCTTGCACTTGCGGCGAACAAAAGCCATGTGAATAAGCGTGGGACGCGTGCAGCAGGCTGCACACGCTTTCGTTTTCGCATACGGCGTGGGGGCAGCGAGATGAAAAGGGTATGCAAACCTTGCATACCCTTGGCGGAAAACAATACGTGTTAGTGCTTTACGAAGCGGATCTAATGTGAGACGCGAACAAGAATCATATTCGGAGGAATATGATTCTTGATTGGTGGCAACAGCGTGGGACGGCTTGCGGAAGCAGCACGCGTTTCAAATGAAAGGCACACCCACCCCCTCATCTCCTATACGCGCGTTCACCACTCCCCCCTACGGCATGCTGCTCACCGTATACCGTAACCGGCGCGATGCACGCTGCAAGCGCCTGCCTACACACAGCTTGCGGCATATGGTGCGCGGCGTGTACTACCGAGTGCACTACCGCAGGCGCGTGGGTTGTGTGCGGCGTGCGAGGCGAGAGGGGGTTGCGTGTGGCCGACAGGCGGGCATCCCTATGCGCGCCAGCTATGCGCGACAGTTCTGCTCGCTAGCCATGCTCCTCCGCGCTTACGCTCGCTTGCGCACCATGCGCCTCGCGTCGTATGCGTCAACCGCGCGCTATCGAGCGCTGGCAGCAACATGCTAGCTCTCCGCGACAAGCAATTCGTCCAGGTCCAGCACGAAGCTCACGGGCCACATTTTGCCAGGCTTGCCGTCCCCGTCGTGTTCGCGGCGCCACTCGCGCGCCGTGACGCCCTGCGAGTCATACCAGTCGTCGAACAGCATCGTCCATTCCATCATGCTCTCGGCGCACCAGCCGCGCTCGTTCTTGCATGGGAAAACCACGTCGGGCGGATCGATGGCGTGCTCCGTGCCGTCCCTGTCGGTGAGGACCAGGCCATCGGCATCGATAAAGCACGCGTAGGTTTCGACGCGGAAGCCGTGCCGCCATTTGTCGAGGCCCATCGTCTCTTTCTCGCGATAGAGGGCTTGCGCGACGGGGCAGTCATGAATGCTGCGCCCGGTTCCGTTGGCGATGTCCTCGCGAGTCACGCGGATCAGGAACAGCCGATGGTGGCGCACACGGCCGATCTCGGCTTTGGCGGCTTTCAGCGCTGCGCGGCGCGAAGGTGCTTCCGTGCGCTGACGGCCGCGATACTGAGACGTGACGCCGACTGGCTCACCAGCATCGTCACGGAACAGCACGCGCCATGTCCATGCCTTACGGCCGTTGCAGTAGGTGACCGGCTCAATGATCGGCTCGAATTGCATCATTACTCCCATCCTTCCACTCATGATCGTACCTTCGCTGGCCTGCTTACCACGTGATGCCATGTCTGGCAGCCCAGCGGCACCATGACAGAGTTATACCGGCGTCATCGATGGCGTTGCAGGCTGCGTTACGAGAGAGGCGTGGGCGCTTACCTATGGCCTGGAGCAGCCTGCGGAGCAGATCGATACGGTAGGTCATGGTCGTGGTGTCCTTCTCGGCTGGTCGCGGCCGATTCGCATTGCAGGCGTGTTGCCTGTCTACCAGAGAATACGCTCGCCGGCGCCGTTTGTTGCACGCGATTATTGCGTTTTCACGTCGTCTGGATTCGCGCCCATGAGCCACCTCGCAGCCGCTCGTTGTATCTGGTCGCGCAGTTCGGCATAGTCGCTCTGCTGGGCTCCTAGGCGGCCTAGCAGCTCCTTCATGCCGTCTCCGACCGCGTAGGCGAACGATATGGCCTGCTCTGTCGTAACCATATGCTCCTGCTGAGCTTGCCTGCGCAGGTCCGTATCCACAAGCTTCGCCTGATCGTGCGCTACCGCAATGGCTCTGCGCCTGGCTGCGCGTGCGTCCTGCGCTGTGGCGGCGAGTTGGCGAAGCTGCGCAGCGCCTTCCTCGGCCGATATCGGTTCCTTCTCTCGCGTTAGGCCGTCTGCAATATTGCCGATCATGGCTGTGATGGTCGCGATCTCTGCCCCTGCGAGCTGGGATAGGTCGTCTTCCCAGAACGACTCCATCACCTTTATCTTCTCGGCTAGACTGTGTAGGCTCTGCCGATCCGCATGCATGCGCGCATAGGCGTCTGCCATCGGGCCGGCTGGCATATATTTCGAGTAGATGCCACCTGCGGTCGCGTTGGAGCTTGCTAGTCCGCGCGGTGTCATGCCACCATGCAGAAAGCACCGTCCTCCCGTACGCCTATCGACGCGCGTGCAGTAGCGCGGCGGGTCGGTGTCCTTTAGCTTTCCTCCACACCTTCCCGGCATCGGTTCTGCGCTACCGCGCTCCTGCTTTGGCTTCCAAGGCACGATGGGTGCAGTAATGGGTTGCTCGGCCACTATTGGGATTGTGTCCATGATTCCATTGTACACATGTTCCGCGCAGAACATTCCCCACGAGCGCCACCGGCCAAAGGCCATGCTGGGCGGCGCCGTGGGGACTCGGTTCATTGTACTCGCCGCCCTTGGTCCGGCTCGGGTGGTCATACCGCGGCTGCCAAAGCGCGGCTTTCGATTTCGGCCCCGTCGGTGTTGTAGCCGATGCCGGCCAAGCAGCACTCGCCAGAAACCGTCACGTCGGCCCGTCGCATGAACTCTGCCCAGGTGATGCGCTCGCCCTGCCAATCTCGAGCTGCCTGGACGATTACCGCGACCTTGGCGCGGGTAGTGTCGTCAACGTCCTGCAACCGAATGTTTCCGTTCATCGTTCGTATCCCGTTAGGTGTCTCGCGTCTCTGGGTCTACTTCGCCTCGTCGCAATCGCCCCAGGTTTCGACCGCACACTTCACCACCCACACCACCAGGCCGATCCCCAGAACCACCAGCGAAAAAGTTGTCATCATCGTCTCCAGTTTGATTGTGTCTCGCGTCTCCACCACTGTATACGCTCGCCGCGCCCATTCGTTGCACGCGGCGAGCGATAAATCTAGCCGATCCGCCGCGCCGTAGGCACGATAGCGGCCATCGGTATGCTGGCGTCCGCCGCCGTTGCTCGCCGGGGGGCTAATCCCCCTGATGACTGATTGCCGACTATTTGCCGACTACTTACCGGCTGCGCGGCTGGCTGGCGCACCTCGCCCTTCGGCAGCAGTTCGCGCTGACCCATTAGCCAGGTCAGCGCGATTAGCCAGGTGTCGAACAGTCGTGCCGGATGCGTCGGCCGAAACAGCTTCGGCTTGCGGTTCTCGTCCTGGCCGAGAAACCAGCCCATCGATTCTGCAATTTTGCAGGCACGCGCCCGCGATTCACTCGGGTTCATGGTATTTGCTCCACGATGGCCAGTTGATTCGCGACCATCGTCACCAGCTGCGCGAACCGCTCGCGCAGCAGCAGCAGCAAGCGCCGCTGCCTATCCTCGTATTGCGGAAGCACAGGCCATCCCTGCACATAGCTAGTGCAGTCGTAATGCCGTAACCAGTCCATCGCTCCCTCTGGAGTAATGAACGAGTAAGCGTCTGTATGGTCCAGCTCGGTCCTGAAATCGCTCGTGTACTCCACGCAAACGACGAGCCGGCCACCGTCTGTCCGGTACACCTCGATCGAGTGATTCCTGCACTCGCTCGGCAACGCGGCCGATGCGATTTCCTGTCCTCGGAACGCCAGGGGCGGCGCTCCCGTGCGGTGTAGTGTGATGCTGCTCACGATTGCTGCTCTCCTTTCCGTGGCCGATTGGTCAGATAGCGCAGCGTGCCGATTGCTTTCATCGCTAAGTGCCGATGTAGTCGTTGCCAGTTTGGGTCACGGTCATGCCGCATGCCGTAGTTGAGGCGGAATATCATGGTCTCGAATTGTATCCGTGCCACCGTCCCCTCTTCCGGCGGATTCGTCAGGGTCTCGTAGTCGATCACGATTGCTGCGCTCCCTTCGTTGCCGTGGCGATTGCGGCCAGCGCCGCATCGCTGTCCGCTTTGCAGTGGTAGTTGTGAATTAGGCCGATGACGCCAGGGTGAAGGACCGCCAGCAGCGCCTCTACCTTCTCCCGTTCCGCTTGCAGCGCTACCGCCGTGCCGGCCAGGTCACGCCGCAGCTCGATCTCGCAGTCCGCACCGTGAATTGTCACTTGCTTAACCATGTCGTTTCTCCTTGCATCGCGGGCAACGGCATCGCCCGCACATATGGGTTCCGTGGATCGCACACTTCGACCGCGGCCGGCCGCCGCACTTCGCACACCTCGCAGGCGCCGGCAGAATCATTCCCAGGATGCCCGTGAACACGTTGACGAACGCGCGGGCGACGAATCGCTGTTGATGGGTCACGCCGCACCGCCTAGCTCGGCCATGATTGCCTCGCGCCGCTTGGCAGTCGTTTTGCCAGTCGGCAAATTTGCCAACTCGCCCTTCAGCGCGTTCCGCTTGCTCGCATCCTCCGAGAATCGACCGCTCTCGATACGCTGGATCAGCATGCGCAGGTTGCCCCGGCACTGCGCCAACGCATCGACGTACACCTCATCCGGCAGCCCGTCGATACCTTCCGCCTGCGCGACGCGCTTGGCACGCTGCGCCATGGCGCGTTGCGTCTCCGCGCTCGCCTCCAAGTCAATCTGGGTGCATCGGCTTTGCAGCGGGCCGCCTTCATCAGATCCGAACAGGGATGGGGTTGCCGTGGCCGTCGTGGTGAAGATCACCGCGACGTGTTCTGGCAGTCGCTCCAACACCACGAGCAACAGCCGCACGACGCTGGGAATGAGCGCGTGCGCCTCATTCACCAGATAAGCCTTGCCAGGCTTGCCGCTCATTGCCCGGTAGTGCATACCGTCTTCCACGTCCCGAAGCTTTGCGGGCGTGAGTAGCTGCGCATCCAGTTCTTCGATGTAGAACGGATCGGCGCCGTGCTGGGCAATGAGGTACGCCATCGTACTCTTGCCCGTGCCGCTCGGCCCGGACAGCCACCACGCGCGACCGCCCCATCCACGCGCCAGCACGCGCTGGATTTGCTCGACTGCCGCACGCTGGCCTGCGATGCCCGCGAAGTGTCGCGGGCGGTATTTCTCTGCGAGATTCATTTCGTTGCCCTCTCGGATTCTGGCCGCTAATCGGCGCGGCCTGCCGTTCTCACGATTACGATTCCATGCAGAAGCATCGGCAGTAGGTCAGCAGCGCTTCGCAGTCGTCCGAATGATCTTCGCCGCCGAAGTAGTCCGTCCAGCTCGTTCCCCAGTCCTGGGTTTGCAGCCGTGGCCGATCCGGTTCCCCGTCGCTCACTTCGCCGATGATCCGCACCGCCGGGCCGCCAGTGGTCAGCAGCAAGACAAATTCTTCCGGTTCCATCTCTTCCTTGCTCGCGCACCAGCCCGACCGGTATTCCAGGCTCATCGGGTCATCGTGGATGCGCTGCTCGGCGTCTTCGCGGTCCGTGCATTCGCCGGCGTCCGCTTCCAACGCCGCCAGCTCTTCCGCCTCTTCGCTGTTGTCGAATGCCCATTGCTCGGCATTGGTCGCGCACTCGGTCTGCGTCAGACGCTCTTCGCCGTCGCTGGGCTCGTAGCTGTCGCGCTCGTCTCGCAGATCGGTCAGCCTGTCGTAATCGCATTCCAGGGCGTCCACCATTTCTCGGATGGATGCCATGGCGCACTTGCCGATGCTGTGCAGGTTGTCTTCTTTGGTTTTGCTCATGTCGTCACCCCATTATCGGGTCAGATAGCGACCCGTTCGCTCGCCTGCAATCGCAATTGCAAGCGCTCCCGATCAATTGCCGCTCGGGAGTACACGGCTTGCCGGCCTACTGCGACACGGTTAGCGTGGCCGACGTGCCTTCCGGTGGCACGGTGCCGGTCAGTTCGATGATCGTCGGCAGCGGCACTTCCAAAACGATCCTGACCACGCGCCGCACGTCGCCGCCGTAGTTATCGACATAATGTTCGGACGCGCTGTCCTGGTCAGCTCCCACGGAGTAGTCTCCGTCCTCATCGACGATGACGAATACTTCGCATCTGCACGTTTTCTGATCCATTGTCTCGCCCTCTTGCGGCCTGTTCGCTGGCCGTTAGCGTTGTCGGTTGTGTCCGACTACTAAGGTATACGCACACCGCGCTGAATAGTTGCAGAGCATTTTACAAGCTGGCCAGCACGCCAGCGGCCACACCGCACACCGCGACTATCAGCAGCTCCCGCACGCTCGACCAGCGGAACGTCAGCGGCGCGGGCGGGTATTCGCCAGTGCGCAGGTAATGCTGGTAGGCCGGATCAGAGTAGCGCATGCCCAGCGGCGGCAGGTCAAACTCGCGATCATCGCATCCGCATGGGCACTTCGCACGCACGGTAGCGGGCAGATATTCGTTCATCGGTCGCATCCTTCCATCGGCCAGGTCGCGGGCCGTTCGCGGCGAACCAGTTGGCTCGACAACATAGAATACGCTCGCCGGCCGCGAATGTTGCAGGGAAATGGCGGAATTTCTGGCGAATTTATGCGCCCCACCGTACACGTACGTGGTACACCGTGCACGGTGCACAGTAGGTGTATACACGTATACACCTGGCACTTCGTACACTATGTGTATGCACGTACACTAGTGTATGCACGTAAAGCTGTATACGCTGGTACAGGCGGCCGGCGAGCGGAGTGGAAAAAGCCGCCAGGAGGGGGCGGCGTGTGTCTATTTCTGCTTGACGACAAGCACCTACCCCCGTCGCCTGTGCATCGCGAGTGCCCCAAGCCTGGCAATCGCTGCCCGGCGTGAAGGCGAAAGCGCCTTCGCTCTTGCTGGGCCGCCAGCTTCCCCAAGCTTGCCGGCAGCCGTAGCTAGCGAGCCGCCCTTTTCGGTGTCTGCTTCGCTCTTGCTGTATTTGAGAGAGCGGGCGAGTTCATCGGGGCTTTTCATGTGCATATCTCCAGTGCTTCTCGGCAAGCAGCTTACCACTCCGCCAGCAAAATTGCCAGCAGCGCCTGCTCGTTGTACGCGGCAAGCTCGAGCTGCTTGCGCCTGCGGGCTGCTAGTTCGCGCACGCGCCGCATGTCGCCGGCGCCGCCTTCGTATTGCATCGGGGAGTGCGGCGGCGTGGGTGGGATTGGCGACGTGAACGCGCCGCATGAAATACCAGACCAATCGATCGGGCCGATGTAGCCGCACTGATGTGGCGGCACTCCTTCTGAAATGCCCGACCAATCGGCTGTTCCTCTGTAGCCGGCGCTCATCCGGTGATACCTGTAATCGGGTTAGCCCCGACCGTAGACGTCAGCGTCTGTGTGTACGCCGCTGTCGAGCCATCCTCTTTGTACACCGTCAACGTATTGCCGCTGATGCTCCAATCGCGCAGCTTGCGCAGGCAGTTGATCGGCGACTTCGCTGCCTCGCCTACGATCGTGCTCATGTCGTATGCGAGAAGCGCCGCCGCGTTCTGCGCTGCCGTCGGCGCACTGCCTCCTGTTGGTGCGTTCGCCAGCGAAGCCACCGTGAACACTCCCGATCCTGCCGACGTTTGCAAATTATCCAAGTCTGCCTTGATTCCAGAGTTGGTTATCGCAGTACCCAGTGAAGTTTTCATCGTCGCCGTGAAGTCGCCTGCCGTTGGCGCGTTCGTAAGATTCGTCACCGTCGCGATTGTCCCGCCCGTGATGTTGGTCGTGTTCGCAATCGTGCCGCTCGGGAACGTCGCTGCCAGGAATCCCGTTGGCTGCGTATACGTCGGCATCGGCATGCCGGTGACGGTGACATTGCCCCAATTCTTTGCGTTCACGTCCGGTATGCCTGCCGTCGCTGGCGTCGCTACAGCCGTGCCGTTCCACATACCGACGTTGGTCCACGGGTTGACATAGAGGATGAAGGTGCTTGTGTTGTCGGGGTTCGTGCCCCATGCCTGCGCCACCGTCGCCACCTTGGTAGCTCCGACGTAGGCGATAATCGTCCGCTCTTGGCCAACTCCGCGTATGCCGCCGCCCGTGCCACCGTAGAGATAGATGCCGTATCCGACATACCTTCCATCGGTTGCCGAAGCGCCGGCGTCCAGCGTGATTGTCGTAGCCGCTCCAGCTTGGGCTGTATTGATGCGACCGGCAAGGTTGTCGAGAATGAAAAGTGCCTCGCCAATTGTGTTCGCTGTCGGCGCGGCTGGCAATGGAGCACTGCTAATGCCGAGCGCTGCATCGTTCGGGTTATAGGCAACCACCTGAATCTCCAGCACCACCGGCGCCATGTTCGCCGCACCCTGCAAGACGATGACCACGCTGCCCAATGCTGTCAGCGCCGCATTCGGGATGCCGATCTGATACACGCCTGGCATGTGCGTGGCGTCCACGACGATGAAGCCGGATGTGGCCCATGTGCCCAGCGTCATCGTCGCCAGAACTATTTGCGTGCTGGACGCATCGCCCTGCCGGAAATAGTAGGCGGTCAGAGATGCCGTGTTGTACGCCAATCCCGTAAGACCTGCCCCCGTGGTCAATGACGAGTTTTGCACGAATATCGTGGCGAGTTGGCTTGCCGCGTTTTGTTGCACTAGCAGCTTCATGTTTTATGCTCCGCAGCCGCCCGTTGTGCCTGGATTCACGATTACGCCCCCGCCACCCGCCGCCGCCTGATGCGTCGCCGCCCCCACGTCTGGGTAGCCCACCGTCGTAGCAGCCGTCCAGTTGCTGTTCGGCCCGCTCGTCCAGGCCCCGCCCGACGTGTACGCCGAGTTGCCGCTTGAGCCGATCAGGTTGAACGTGTTCGCGTCCACCACGTTTACCGTCCACGTCGCGTTCGCGTTCGTGTTGCCGCCCACACCGGTTATCACGACTCTCGCCCCACTGGTCAAGCCGTGGGCCGCACTGGTAACGACGATGGGACTCGTGTTCGTGGCGTTGGTGATCGTGCCGGTGAGGTACGGCGTCTGCGTGAAGTTGCCGCGTCCAGTGTTCTCAGCGGCGGCGAGGTTGATGTCGAAGTTGCCGTGGACGGGGTCGATCCACGGCGTCACGCCGCTGGCGTAGGTGATCGTTCCTGCAATTTCGATAGCCGGGTTGCTTGTGGAAATGCTGTACTGACCGCTGCCGTTCGCCTGCGTGCCGCTGCCGAATCCGCAGTTGCGCATCAGCAACCATATGTTACTCGTCGCGTTGATTCCCCATCCGGTATTTAACACTAAATTGCAGTTTTCAATGTACAGCGGAGTGAGACCCGCCGTCGTGTGCAATCCATCCGCTGTGGCCGACACCCCGTTGCCATAAATATCGCAGCCAACCAGAGATAATGTGCTGTTTCCGCTGTGAAAGCACCCGTGCAGGCCGTTTCCACTAGCCTCACAGAGCGCCAAATTGCACCCACCTTGAAGGAAAAATCCGCTGACGTTGGTTCCGATATTGTCGTGCGCCCAACACCGCGACATATACGTTCCATTCGTATTTGTAATGCCTGCCTTGTTCGCCGTATTGGACTGGTTACACGCATAAGCCTCAGACTCTATCAACGTGCCCTTTGGAACCAGGCCAGAACCGCCGATATAGCGGGCGATGCAATTGAAGAGGACATTGCTGCCGTTGCCGCCCACGAGCCCATCGTTGTTGCCGCTGTTGTTTTGCACGATCAAGCTGCCAATCGTGAAGCAGCCGCTGGCGACTGTCACCACACCTATTGCGTTGCCACCAGCATCTATTACAGCCTTTCCTCCGTCGCTGGGTGTATTGGTGAACCCCTCAAGCCAGCAGTATTGGAACCCTGTTGGGATTGCCAGGGTCGCAGTCATTGAGTACACGGCGTTGTTGCGCATGTTGACCCGAGGCCGGTCGCCAGCCGCGTCCGTCGACGCGTCGGTTAGGAAGTTGAACGGGAATGTAACTGTCCCGCTCGGCCCTGCCCATGACCCACCAACCTGAGCGAGGTACGTTGAAGCGTTCGTCGGCCGCGTACCGCTCGCCGTCGTGTTGCTCAGCGTGATTACCCACGCTAATCCGCTACCCCCACTGACTGCCGTGATTCTAGCTTGGTATGCCGGAATCGTCGCGCCACTACTGTAAATTGAGATGAACTGGCCGACTACTACCGTTCCGTTAGTAGCCCCTGACGTGTACGTGTCGGTCGCCCCACCGCCACGCGAGTATGTGCCGGTGCCCGCCGTGTCGCTCATCGTCGGAGCGGCCTGATACGCGCCGCTTAGACCATCCCCGGCATTCAGGTTGCTCCCGTTAGCCGCGTCAGTGAAGAATTCTGTGAACGCCATGACTGGTATAACTCCGAAGTTATAGTACGGATTCGTTGATGCGGGAGGGCTTACAGCCCACGACTCGCTCCAAGGGAAGCCATAAAACGGCTCGCCGGTTTGATTTGATGCCAGATAAACGACCGCGTAAATGTCACCGGTCGAAAGCTGGCAGTTAGACGCATACGAAATGTCCAGATTTGTGTACAAGGCTTTGCTGAGGTAGAACGGCATTGCCTCTATCAGCCAAGTACTTCCGCCATTTGCGGAAACCATAGACCCCATGCCACCTTGACCGTCTATGTTGCCTCGTTCCCCCCACGTCAGCAAAATGTTCCCATCGCTTAGCACTAATAGTGCTGGTGACACGCCGGTTACTGTCTCCTTGCCATTCTGGTCAGCGAGTTGAACTGGCGCACTCCATGTCGATCCACTGTTAGTCGTGATCGCCGTGTAAAGCGGGTTACTCTGCCGACGAGCCACGGCAACGTAGGTCGTCGAATTTACCTGGCACACATCCGTCTCGTTGAAGTACGGAGGTCCGACCGGCATTACTCTCGCTGCACTGAGAGAGCCGCCCAGCAGCACCCAGTTACTACCAGTAAGAGGGTCCGATCCAGACGGACACTGCATGATAAACGGGAAAGTGTCGTTTCCTGGCACATCGGTCCAGCCATACCAGCACTGCCAGAGGTCGCCGCCCGAAGAAATCTCGATGATCTGACCATAGGAAATGGCACCGTCCAGGCTGGCAGGCGGGCTTATGACAGTGCCTACTGTCCAGGTCGTTCCGTTGTCTGTCGATACCAGGATGTAAGCATTGCCGGGATTGCCGGCACTGGCGTTTGCCGATTGTTCGATGGCAGCGAGCATATGACCGCTTGCCAGAGTCGTGATCCGAGTGCATCGAATCGGGATAGCGTTGCCGGCCACTGGAGAGATCAGCGTCGTTGGAGCTGACCATGTGCCGCCGTTGTTAGTCGAGGTGATGCAATACAGGCCGCCGCTCGTATTGTCGTTCTGAATGCCGACGCCGTAGATGCAGACGGCCGTGCCGTTCGATGCGACACCGATGGCACCAGGCCCGTTAAACTTGGAGGCCGTATTGCTGAGCGGCGTGCTCGGAATGACATTTAGTGGAGGAGGCGTAGGCATAATTTATATGGCGTCGTCGATTTAGTAGGCGAGCAGCGAGATGGCCAGGTCGTTGACCGGCCGAATCTTTTGGTTGTCGAACAAGACGGCTTGTGGGTTGCTGTTGGCTGCCATTTGCTGCCCTCCTATTTACCGCCTGCGCTCATGCGTGGTATTGTACCAATTCACGCCGGTTCTCGCCCAAACGCCAGCGCCGCCTCAAGCAGTTGGCAGCCGATCCCGTACACGCAATAGCCCATTGCCGCGTTCCACAAGTCCAGCTCGCGCTCGTTGAGCCAGTGCGGATCCAGCTTGGAGTACTGACATTCGTGCCGGTGCAAGCGCCGCGCCCATGTCCGAAGGAGGATGCCGTGCCACGTCGTGGGCTCACGGCCGTACTCCAGGGCCGCGTATGCCAGCCACGCGAATAGCTCGCGGTGGCGGCGCTCGTAGGCCAGCTTAGCTAGGTGGTGACGGCATCTGTGCATGTTGCCCCTCCCTGCCTATCCAACCATGGTATCACCATCCGCTTGGCTCCGTCCGTGTCGCTGTCGCCCTTGTGCTGCTTGTTGCTGTAATACTTCGGCTTATCCTGGCCGATCCCCATCGAGCCAGGCAGCCGCTGTTCCTGCGCGCGTGTCGCGAAGCACGTCTCACAGCGTCCGTTGTACGCCAACCGTTCGGCAACACTTATCGGCCCGTGGCACCTCGGACACGCTGGCTCGCCTTCGATGGCCGGTTGCTGGACAGCTTCGGATAGCGTCGCAGCCGCCGTTTCTGTGCCCGCTCTTATTCGACCTCCTTTTGCGCCGGCCTCTCCGAATTTGCCGATCGGTGCGTATTGCTCACGGATCTCCGGATCGCTTGAGCACGTCCAGCATAGGCCGCGTCGCCCTTTGGCCGACTTGCGGTGGCAGTGCAGGCAGGTTTTTGCGTCGTCGTGGCTTGGGCGGTCCATCAGCTTGGCACTCCATTGGCCTTGGCCGCCTTTCTCTTGAGACGTTCGATCTTCGCTTTCAGCTTGGCGAGTTCCTTTTTCTGGCCGTCCTCGGCCCACAGAGCGGCCGCGCCCCACTGAAAACGGTATCTGACGGCCGTGTTACCCCATCGCTCCCGGATCGTCACCAGCAAGCGGAGCAAGTCGTCGATCCGATCGCAGTCCGGCGCCGTTGGCCCGGCGCACGCAACGCCGTCTTCGTATGGTTCCACATTCATATCCGGACCTCTTGTTCGCCTCGTGGCCGTTTTCCGCTGCCATGGCATACCGTGCAAACGTCCTTGTAAATCCGCTCGCCGCCACATTCCAGGCACGCCGTCAGACAATGATCGACGATTTCTTTGATGCGTTCCGGGCTCACCGGAATCGGCACCGCCTCATCGTACTCGCGTTGCCAGAAGGCAGGCGTATCGCATTCTTGGCACGGGCCGATTTCGCATGCGAACCTCGCTGCTGATCCTGGGGCACCGACTGCCGGAACGAAATGGCCGCACTTCGCTTTCGTCATGTTCATCGTCGTCATCCTCCCTTCCGGGCAACCGCAACCCTCGGAATAGGTCCAGTTTCGCGTCATTATCCTATCTCCTGAATGCACACGCACACCGCGCCATGCGGCTTAGGCGCTCTGCGGTAGATGTGCAACTCGTCAATCTGCGAGTCGTCGGCCCACACGCCGCACGCTGTCAGAGCATCGCATACGATTTTCTCCCTGTTGGCCACGTCATAGCGCCTCGTGTCGGGAGCGTAGCAGTAGATCATCACCGACAAACGCCCCTCGACGTGGCCCACGGCGTTCGTCACTATGGCCCGCACCGTCTCTGTGTACGCCTTCGCTTCCCGGCTCTTGATGCGCCTTCCATTGCTCGTGGGATAGGCGTTGTTCGCGGTCGGCACCCACGGCAGCGTCAACACCAATCGCGGCACACGCTCGCCGTTCAGATTCCGCGTCGGCAATTTTGCCGATCGCTTGCGTGCTGGCAGCAGCGCAGCGTCAACGCCGCTCGCGATTAGCTGTTTTCGGTTCACGAGTTCTCCAGTTCGTTCCACGCGGCGAGAGCGGTGTGTAGTTGATATTCCGCATTGCCGGGCAAACCTTGTTCAAGGAGACTTATGGCGTTCCGGCACTCCGTCGCCAGATCGCCAGCGGCCTCGGCTCGCTCAGCCACGGCCGCCGATAGGAACGCGGCGATTTGTTTCCACAAATCTTCGATCTGAAACGACAGTAGCCTGTCCGTTACCCAAGGCATATCGCCCACGAGTGCCTTGGCACGCTCTTCGACGCTCACAATCGGCTCCTTTGGTTCTCAGAATTGGCCCGTTCACTCGGCCGGTTCTTTCGGCACAAAATCGAAACAACCACAACCCGGATGCGTGCAGTAATGGCCGGTCCAACTTAGGACGTCAGGCTCATCCGCAAGCGGCTCGTGCCAACATCGCGGATGTCCGCATTCGCACGTAAGCTGCGGATCGATCGGGTCATTCATCGTGGTGCTACCTTGGCCGCTTGCTTGAGAATCGCGGCCACACACGACGGGCACTTCATAATGCTCACAATCGGCTCCTTTGGTTCTCAGAATTGGCCGGTTCAGCCCGTACGCATTCGCCAAGCAATGTACTCCAGATACACCGCTATCTTCTTTGCCCTGGCCGGCGACATGGGAGGCGTGCCCATCCTGCTCTACCTCAGTTGCTTGTCGTTGCTTCTCACGGCCGACCCTCCAAAACGCAATACCATTCGATGCTGCCGCGATCGACGCTCTCACGGCCCGGCAACGGGTTGGCCTCGCAGAACTCGCGCGACGACAGGCACTGATGGAAGATCGGGTGGCCGTGGCATTCTGGGCACGGCTCGTCGTCCATGATTCCGTCCTCACAATCGAAGCGGTATCCGTCCTCGCACTCGAAATAGTCGCAGAGCTCGCTGTTCACGGATGAACCGCAGCGGGCACACTGGCAATTCAGTTCCAGGCCGGATCGGTACATCTCGTCTGATGGTCGGTCAGCTATCACGTTCGGCGGCATTGCGGCCCTCCAGTTCGTCCCACGCGGCGAGAGCGGCCCAGCACCGGCAATACCAGCACGGGCAGCCTTCGTGCGGCCCATCGCACAACTGGGCGCATTGATGATCTTCGATTCGGAGCCGGCACGCTTCCGCCAGTTGCTTTCCGGCCTCTAAAGCAGCTTCGATGTTGTCGAGAACTTCATGCGTCCGGCAGTCCCGGTTCGCGTAACAATCGCAAGCCACAGCGTCATCGGCCATGTGGTGCCGCTTGTTGCAGTCGGGATGATGGTCGTCGCGCGACCGGAAACGCTTGCGGATGTCATTGGTCATGCTCACAATCATCGGCTCCTTTGGTTATCCCCGCCGTCGCGGAGCATAAATTATGTCATCCACGACTTTTTCGCCGAGCAGAGACCGCACCTTGTCGCCAAGTTCATGGGGCATCATTTCATTGACATATTCGGCCTGCCATGCTAACATTCCGGCCAATGCTTCCTCAAGTTGCTTTTCGCGATCGCTTACGTCGCCCATGATGGTCGCTCGCTTTCTTTGGGTAGCCGGCGTAGTTCGTTGATCCTGTCCACGATCATTGCCGTCGTAATCCCCTCCCGCAACGCCACGATTATCAGCAACTCGTCGCGCTTCAGGCCGCCGTTGTGTATTCGCGTGTGGCACTCGCACTGCCAGCTTGCCGTTGCGCCGAGGGCCACAAGGTTTATACGCACGTCCAGTCTTCCGCCACCTCCGATGCCTTTTGCCCAAATATGATGCGGCTCACGTGCCGTGCAAGACCTGTGGCACAGTTCGCAGCGTCCATGACCGCGAAACAGATCAAGCACGGACTCGTTGACGATCTTCACGGCTGCCCTTTCCTTTTGTGCTCGTCATTGGCATTCTTAAGGAACTGCCGCACGTCCTCAAGGCAATCGTGGGACCAGATCGTGCCCATGTCTGGCTCAAAGACATACTGACGCCATTTGCCATCCCAGGCAATACGACCCAGGCGAGCATCTTGGCTTTTGCTCATCACGAGCCAGACGCGCGTCTTGCCGCTCAGAGACTCGCCGCCGCCATCGAAACGGATATAGCTCACGATTGCCCTCCGTACTTCTCACTGAGCCACATCACGGCCCATCGCTGCATGCCGGGCTTCATTTCCGCCAGCAACCGGTCCAGCTTGGCGACGGATCGCAGCATCGGATCAGTTTCACGCTTGGCCTTTTTCTTCGGCACCGGTTGTTCCGCAATCGGCGGCAGTTCGCATTGGGAATGCCGTATCCTGCCAGAATCCAGCACAGAATCGTTTTTGTAAACCGGCATGCCGCAGACGAAGCAGACGGCGACAATCACGTCTTTAACGCCATTGCCGGGAAACTTTGCCGCCGGTTCGTCGCGTCCGAACGTCGCCGCCAGAGCGCCAGCCAACGGATGATGCTCGGCAGGGGCTGTTCGCGGATCGTCGCCGGCCTCTGGCTTCCACGCTGGCTTTTTGCAGTCCTCGTGACGAAGCTTGCCATCATCCCATGCCGTTTCGTGCCGAGTGCCGATTGGGTAGCCACAGACGTAGCACTTCGATTCGGCGAGTGCTGGCGGATGGTCGGTCGGTGTTGCCTGCTCCATGCCAGGAAGCGATGGAGCGGCGGGTTGTTTCTTCATGTCGTCTCCTTGGTTATGTCCGAAAACACAAGCTCGAAATCCGCCAGCAGCTTTCGCAGCGGCGCGGCCATCTTTTCGTGGTATTCGCAGAACTGGAATCGTTGTTCGTAATCCGGCCCCATGTCCTTCCAGAACATCTTGCAGCCACAGTCGGCGTCAATCAGGTGCTCCTCTTCCATCGTCTTTCTCCGCGTGTGCCCTCAGTTTTTCGACTTCCGCCACAATGTCTTCCAACGCCTTCACGACCTCTAGCCTGCCGATTGCTTTCACTAAGCCTATATAATGCACACGCTGGAGCAATTCAGCAGCGGCGTCCAGTTCGGCCACATACCGCTCGCCCATCTCGCGTTCGTAGCTTTCAGTCATCGCTTAACCTCGTATCAGGTGGATCAACTCAGGTTCCGGGATGGGCTGTCTCCAATGGCCACTCAGATTCTGCCAGCATCACCTGATGCCAAGGCTTTCCTTGCCACGGGAAAGCTACGATTCGCCTTCTTTCGTCGATGACACGGGCCGGCCCTTCATATCGGCCAGAAGCAAGATCAACGGCGATGGTAATTCTTCGAGCATCGTGAGAATCGCTTGGATCGCTTTCGCTTTCTGCTCGCGGTACGTCACGATGTCGAGCCCGATTAGCTCGGCGGCCTTTGCTTCGCTTATTTGTCCAGCCTCCTGCGTCAGCATGATCGGATAGACCATCGACCCCAGGCGGCAAAGCTGTACGCTGCTCATTGGTTTCTCGCTTGCAATGTGGGCAGATCATTTTCACCGGCCCTCCGTGGGATGGGCTGTCGCCAAGTGCAGATACATCACCAGCGAGTCATGCAGACCGGCCGCTTTTAGGCTCTCTGGCGTGGCCGTTGCTTCGTGGAACTTCCGGCTCGTGACCAGGACTCCGCAGTGAGGACACCGCGCGTCGAACACGACGAACGGCGTTCCTGCGCCAAGATCGGCCGAGAGGTATTCGGTGAGCTTCATGGCTTCCTCGCTTTCGATGCCACGCCACGCTTAAATACTTACGTCTTTGTCGTTCATCTCTTCACGGCCTCCCCAAGTTTAACGCCGCTCGCCGGCTGCCCGTTTGCAGGCGCTTTCGCTGGCGGTTGGCCTGCCAGCTTAAAGTAGCATCGTTCAAGTAGGTTGTTCGCTCGCTTTAGCTGCCTAACCATTGCCTGCCCATTCGTCGCATGGTCGCCGACCTTGAGCGATTCAGCGAAACTTTCCATAAGTAGCCCGCGCAGCTCATCGGCGAAGGCGGCGATGAATTCATCCTTGCTCACCATCCTGACGCTCCCTTCATCTCATCCACCGATTGAGCATCAGCCTGGCTTGCTCGCGGCGGACTTCTTTGATCTCGTGGGGCAAGTCATCGAACAAAGGGGATATCAAAATCCTGCCGCGTTGGTGAAGCTTTGGCCGCCGGCCGGTTACTTTTAGGCTGGCCGCGGCAAGGTCCTCATGGATCGCTCTGGCCAGAGATTCGACGGTAAGCGTCTCGCCACTCATTTAGTCGCTCCCTTCTAACGACCAATCGGCAGCCGGCGTCTGCCACTCACCGCGCCCCGGCAGATTAAGCGGCAACCCCGCATTCCACGGCGCCACCTTCGCCTGCCGCTTAAACATTGCTGCCGCCACGCCCATTGACTGCCCGCGTGCTCTCGCCGTGTAGTAGGCTTTCTTGAACAGCCGCACCAACTTATCCATCGCCTGATGCTCGGATTGCTTGCCGTTGAACTCCGTCAGCACCCCGTCGCCGTTCGCCGCCGATTCGACCGCTGACGGGCGCAGCTTTCGCGGCAATATCTTCCCGCACTCGGGGCACGCCGGCTTGCTCGCAAACACCGCTCCGCACGATGGGCAGGTGACAGCGCGCTTGTCCTTGGGCAACACGTTGGCTTTCTTGTTGGCGTCCTCGTCACCGAGGGTCCACTTGTAATCGAACGGCGCTTCCGGTTCCAACAGGAACTCATGTGCAGCCCCCGAATGATCCAGGATGATGCCGTATTCCTTTCCAGCGAATACCCGCATTACCCTGCCCGTGCTTTGTATCCACAGCACTAGCGAATTGCATCCGCGTAGAAGCTGGCAGCACACAAGCCAGGGCAGATCGACGCCTTCAATCAACACGCCGCAGTTGCTGATTACCTTTGTTTGCCCGAGTCGGCTGCGCTCGAAAACCGCTTCCCGCTCGTCCTCTGGCGTGTTCGCGTCGATATGCTCAGCAGCTATCCCGGCTGCCAGGTACTTCTCGACAAGCGTCCGAGAATCCGCCACCGTCGAACAGTATGCTACCGTCGCCAGCCCGTTAGCAAATTTGCGCCAATGGTCTACGGGGCAGCCAACCGGCTTGACCTTCTCGCCGCGCCGGCGCCGCTGGCCAACGGCATCCGGGTTGTAGACCTTGACCGGACACAGCCGTCCAAGCTCAATCATCTTGCTCGTGGGCGCCATGCACACCAAGGACTGATAGGGCGGCGCCAAGGAACTGCCGTCTGGCTTGATCGGACTCGCCGTGAACCCTGTCCAGTAAGCATTGGGGCAGTTCTTGAGATACCAGTCGTTGACCATCGTGCTCGACACATGCGCCTCATCAATTACGATCAAATCTGCTGTCGGCATTTCGACGCCGTTCTTGAGCATCGCCAACAGCGTATCTCGGCTCGCGCAGTAGACGCTCGACTTCCACTGCTGTCGGCCTTCCATGATCGGGCTGGCGAAGATGCCGAACTTCTGGAGCGTCCACTGCATTTGATCCACCAGTCGCCGCCGATGCACGATATGCAGGACAGTGCGGTCTTTCTCCAGTGCAAGCCGCGTTTGCTCAGAGGCGCACACCGTTTTACCACTGCCACACGGCGCCTGCCACAGCACGCGGCGAATGCCGTTGACGTAGGCTGCGCGGCCGCGCGTCAGTAAGTCCTGCTGTATCGGCAGCAGCGTTGGCCGACTGTCCGTGGCAAGCTCTGCGCCGCCGTCGATGTAGTCGAAGAGGTTCACGGCACAACTCCAGGGTATTCAGCCTTCAACCTCTCCAACCCGTACTCCTCAATCTCATCCTGGTAGCCATCTGGAAACAGCAGCCAGATAATTTTGTCGCAGTGGCATGGCGTCTCTGGGCCGCCGCGTTGAACCTCGAACCAGAATCCGCAGCCAAGCCATGCCGCACGAAACTCTGTGATTGAGCCGACCGGACAATAGCATCTTGCGTTTGTATTGGTCTGAGTCCGCGTCCATGCTTCGGCGCAGCAATCCCAGTAATATCGCGAACGCCAGAATTGGCACGCGCCATACCAAAGCCGCCGCAACATCGCTATTGGCGACACTCCCCAGGATCGCAGCCAGAAGGTGCGGTTACCGATTTGGCAGCTGATGTCACGCATTTTACAGCGCCCCCTTTGTCAGTTCCGCGTACCGAAGCACCGGCACGAATCCGAAGCCGCGGCAGCCCCGGCATACCTTACCGTCCTTCTTGCTGTCCACCGCCTTGCACTTCGGGCAGATTGCGTGCGGCACTCCCGCTTTCAGCGCCTCGATTGCAAGCTGTTGGCTATGCAGGGCGTCGTAGACGTGCTGCTTGAACTTGTCGGCCAGTATGAAGCCGTAGTGGTCGCACAGCTTGCAGGCGCGGACAAGCTGCTGCTCCGGCATCATCATCTCGGCAGCGGCTTCTAAGTCTTCGATCAGGTGGCCGAGCTGCGGATCGGCGAACGCGTCGCGCAGGTGATCGGGCAGCGGCTGACCGAGGGCGTCCGTGATTTCTGCACGCGGCTCGGGCGCCTTCTTTTTCCGCTTGCCCTTCTTCTTCGGCTTCTTCTTGCGAGCCTCCTTGCACGCTTCGCAGTCCGCAGTCTCGCCGACGCGTTGGCAGCGCTCGCAGAGAATCTTCGCTTTCACGGCCCCGCTGGCCGTTTTCGCTTTGCCTTTCTTCACGTCCGCGACCGCAGCATTCTGCACGTTGGCTGGCTGGTCAACGATCTTCGCGGCATCCGAGACGGAGACGAAACCGTTGCGGACGGCGTGCGCCAGAGCCGGTGTTCCTTCATCGATGACCTTCTTCGCGTCCTGGACGCTTCGCGGCGAGACGTTCATAATCTCGCCGGCTTCATCGGCTGGAAAAGAATTCTGCAAATTTGCAGAGTTTCCCGTTTCTGGACGGCCGGCGCCACGTTTCGACACCATCGCCGCGAGCATGGCCCGTTGACTGGAATCGTAGTGGCGACGTGCCCCGTTGCGGCGCCATGCCTCCGCGAACGCCTCATCATCGGTGCCGGCGAACTCCTCGAATGTCGGAGTGACCTTGGCATCGATAGCGCCGGAAAGCTGGTGCCACCCATCCATGACCTCGCCATTGCGAAGAAGAACAGGACGGCCTCGAAAGCCGAATTTCTCCATGTCGTGAATGACCATGTGGTGATCGGCTTCGTTCATGTCGAGAAACATGGCCGACAGCTCGGAACGCTTGAGACTCTGCCAGTTTTTCGGGGCACCGATGCCTTTGATGCTGCACATACTGCCTCCATGTAAAAGGCACCAGCCGCCGGCCTAGACTTCGCCCCGCTAAAGGAAAAGATGCGCGGTCGGCTGGTGTTTTCTCGTGTTCGGATTGCCTTAGCGGGGCTCTGCATGTCATCGGTAGGATCTGCTCAGCCGGTGTCAACCCGCGTTTATCCGGTGTCGCGCCAGAGTGACCTAGGCGGCCCTCTCCGGCTCCAATGAATCTTGCCCCACAACAGGCTCGCGAGTTGGATCGGCAGGAACCACTTCATCGGTCAATCCTCCTTGAATGTGGCGAGTCGTGTTAGATTTCTAGTGCTTTCATGTATTCTCGGCATAGATCTCGGCAAATATCCAGTGCTTCCTCTCTGGCGTGTACTGAATCCTTTGCGAACAACTCGCGCTTATTGAAACCTAGCTGCACGCAACTCATCAGCCATTTATCCGGTTCGTAGTGGATATGGCGATGGACCGTGATGATGATGAACGGCAGTTGTAGCGTCCAATGTCTCGGCTCTCCGTTTTTATCGCCTCGACTGTACTCACTGTCGTCTTTCCATTGTTCCGCAGTTATCATGGCGTCCTCGTAAGCTGACTCGGATGTATCAGTTTAACCATCGGCCGCAACGTGCGGGCGTGGCCTGGCTCCCACTGGATTGCGCCCTTCTTTCTCAGCGGGTGCAAATATAGTTGGCAGGCGTTCGTCCCATATATGCCGAAACGCTCGCTAATATTGCGCACGCTTGGCGGATACCCGTGCCGATCCAGGTAAGCGATGATGAAGCCCAGAATCTCGGCTTGCCGGTCGCTTAGGTGGAACATATCCGCTAATGCATGTGTAGGGGTCATTTCAAACGCTCCCTGCGAACTCGTCGAACTCCGCATTGTTTGCTGCCGCAGGCGTGTGGAATATCTTGCGTTCCTTATCCCAACGCACGCCATGAAGCTCCAGTGTATCCTTGACCTTCTTGAAGCCCGCAATCGCCGTCTCGCGGCCCTGCTTGCGAAGCCACGGAAGTAGTTCGTCGTTGATCGCTGCCACCGTTGGATCGGCTGCCAAGCGGGCGGCTAGCTCTTCCATCACCTTCGCGTTGACATCGCCAGCGTCGGCAGGTTTGGCGGCTGTTGGTTGCTCGCTCACTGGCTTCATGTCGGCCCAGCGGACGAACAGGCGAGCGGGCTTCATCTTGCCGGCCTCGGTGTCATCGTGTTTGGGGTTCTTCTTGAACACCACGCCGAAGGGCTTAGGAACCTTGACGATGTAGGCGTCGGTCTTGACGCTCGCCCCACGCTGTGGCTTATCATTGCCCACGTAATCGGGCAGCTTATCCAGCTTTGTCTTGCTGGCGAACTCGAATGCCGCGATATCCTCCGGCTTGTTCATGTACACCTTGAGGAAGCTCCAGGTGTATGCGTCATTTGTCGAGTACAGCAGCACGAAGGGAGTCACCTTGCCGTCGTGCTCTGATCCGCCGCGCAGGACGTAGGCGACGTGATCCTTTTCTTCCCCTTCCTCCAGCCCAGGACATTCCGCCGTGAATCCCCACGCAAACAGAGATTCGATTTGCTCAGCGAACGTCGATATCTCGCCTCGGAGAGGAACCGTCACCTGCACGCCGCGCTTGTGCCAGACCTTACACCACCCCGAAACCGGGTCGAATGCCGTAGGCACGTTCTCGGGCTTCTCGTGTTCGTCGCTCATGTGATCCTCAGATGGTTGTGCTTCTCCACTTTCACTCCGTCCGGCAGCGGATCGCCGGCCTTCCAAGCATCCACGCATACCGCCGCGTTTAGATCGACTTTGACCCGCTGGAACGCGCTGGGCAGGTCCATCGGGTCGCCCTCGAATGTCGTCGTAGGCACGCTGTTGGCCTGGATGCGCAGCTTCCACTTGCCCGCGTCGATCTTCTGAATGTTGAGGTGTTGCAGCACATTCAGCATGTACGTCTTGAGCCGCTTTTCCGCAGCCGCTGCGACCTGCGCACGCTTGGCGAAATGATCGGCTTCGGCTTTCAGCGCGGCCGCGTCAGCAGCGAAATTGCGCACGGCTCCGACGCACGATTCCAGCTTGGATTCCAGGTCCATGCCGAGCGCATCAAGCAGCGCCTCGGCATCATCGCACAACTCGCCGTCATCGTTGATTAGCGCGTCGATTTCCGCAGCGATGGCATGCAACGCGCGGCGCGGACGGGGTTCAAGAGTGGCCGGTTCCATGTGTCGTGTTCTCCTAAAAGTGGACCGGTTTATTTCGTGGCTTTGGCGATGATGGCGTTCCGGCGCAGTTGAAGCTCGTTCAGCCGGTCCATCATCTCATAAGTCAGTGTCGGCAGGCTGTTCCGCCAAGCTTCGTCGCATAGCACTAGGTCGCCTTGCCAGCGTTCGTAGTCTCTGAGCAGTTCCAGCATGTCCGGCGCGGCTGCCGCGAGTTGCATGTTGACGCGGCCCTGTTCGTCCCAATAATGCGAGCCGTCTTCGTCGTGGTCTGATTCGATCACCATTACTTCGCTGTTGCAGGTGTCGAAAAGCACTTTGCCGTCCGGCCCGCGAACATCGTAGTAAGTCTCATCGGCTTTGCGGCCGCCGTTTGACTCGGCTTCCCATGGCGCAGGTGAAGGTTTCATGTCATGTTTCTCCGTGTGTGAAAAGTGGCCGGTTTGCTCCCCACGCCGGCCCGTGGTCGTAGACCGCGTCTCATGGTCGCGGCTGAAGCTTCGGGGGTGGCCTTTTTAAGCCCAGCAATTTCCCCCGCACGCTGGCAGTCGGGAGGGCCGGGCATTGAACCGGCCAGAGGGCCCTAGGGCAGTACAACCCGTTTCCTCTCCCGTCGTTGGACCCTTCTGTGGGGCCGCGATGGGGTCAAAATGGCGCTTCTGACGCGACCATCGTAGACTCAACTGCCTGAATCGCATCAACCGGCTCATCAACCATGCCGGCGAGCCGCGAGTTGATCGCCGCCGCCAGCGTCGGAAAGCCAGTGGACCAGTCCGAATCGTCGATATAGGTTGCCCAATTCGGCACTGCTCGGCCGTCGGTATGCACCGTCAGCTCCATCTTTATGCAAATGTATTTTCCACCGCTCGCATCGCGCAGCTTCTTCGCCGCGTTCGGAATGCTGATACCGGCATCTACCGGCTGGATCATTTCCGCTTGGGCTGCCTCCAGATCGTCGGCCAGTTCACGAAGCTTTTTCGCTGCACTCTTGCAATCTCTCATCGGTGGTGTCCTCCAGTGGTGTTGTGTGACCTGGTCAGTCTCTGGGATCGTCCCAATCTTCGGCCGGTTGCGGCATCAGCTCGTTCGGCCATGTCCCATCCTCCTAATTTCACGGTGAGAGATAACTCAGCACGGGGCTCGCTAGAGTGGCCGTTCCCGGATCATCCGCCACACAGCTATCAAACCGGCCACGAAGAACACGACTGAGGGGATGATGTTCATCGCGATGCCTTTCGCGTCTTTTTGTGCTTCGGGACATACACCACAAACGCGCCGCCCGAAAATCCAATTGGCACGCACCCAAGCCGATATAGAGCGATCAGTGGTTCCCACGGCGACGCGTCAGGCATGCCCGCGATTCTCCACCACGCGGATCGGCGCAGAACGTAGTAGGGACGCACATACCAGCGGAATCGCCAAAAACGCAAAGCAGCATCAGCATCAGCAGCATCAGCAGCAGCATCAGCAGCATCATCAGCATCAGCAGCATCAGCAGCAGCATCAGCATCAGCAGCATCAGCAGCAGCAGCATCAGCAGCAGCAGCAGCAGCAGCAGCAGTAGCATCAGCATCAGCAGCATCAGCAGCAGCATCAGCATCAGCAGCATCAGCAGCAGCAGCATCAGCAGCAGCAGCAGCAGCAGCAGCAGAAGCATCAGCATCAGAAGCAGCAGCAGCAGCAGAAGCAGCAGCAG